TGCATCTTCCTTGTTTTCAGCATTTTGATATTCCTTAAGAAGTGACTCAAGATTATCCTTAGCTGGAACAATATTATTTCTATCTTCCTCAGTAATCTTATCCTTCATATTTTCATCATTAAGCATCTGATCAATAGAATTAACTAACATTTGAGACATGTTAAGCTTATTCATTTGCTCTTCTCTCTTTTGATCTTCTTCTTTATGTGCTTCAGCATCAGCCTTCATAGCTTCAATTTCAGCATCAGAAAGATTAGAATTAGAAATAGTAATCTTTTGTTCTTTACCTGTACCCTTATCCTTGGCAGATACATTCAATACACCATTTGCATCAATATCAAATGATACTTCAATTTGTGGAACACCTGCCTTAGCTGGTGCAATACCTTCAAGATTAAATGTACCAATAGTCTTACAATCCTTAGCATATGTACGTTCACCTTGAAGAACTACAATAGTAACGGCAGATTGATTATCAACGGCTGTTGTAAATGTTTGTGACTTCTTACAAGGAATTGTAGTTTGTGCTTCAATAATCTTGGCCATACGACCCATTGGATCAAATTGATTATGTGCTTCAATACCCATAGAAATTGGAGTAACATCAAGAAGTACAATATCACCTACACCTTCCTCTTTATTAAGAATAGCACCTTGAATAGCAGCACCAATTGCTACAACCTCATCAGGATTAACTCCCTTAGATGGTTCCTTACCAAAGAAATTCTTAACAGCTTCTTGTACAGCAGGAATACGGGTAGAACCACCTACAAGAATTACCTCATCAATATCACTTGTTGAAAGCTTAGCTTGCTCAAGAGTTGTACGACATGGTTCAATAGTTCTCTTGATAATTGAATCAATCAATTGTTCAAACTTAGCGCGGGTAATATTCTTTACAAGATGTTGTGGGCCATCGGCATTAGCTGTAATATAAGGAAGATTAATTTCAGTTGACATTGAAGAAGAAAGTTCAATCTTAGCCTTTTCTGCTGCTTCCTTAACACGTTGCATTGCCATAGGATCTTTAGTCAAATCAATACCCTTATCCTTCTTAAACTCATCAGTAAGATATTTAATAAGTTCATTATCAATATCATCACCACCAAGATGTGTATCACCACCAGTAGCTAATACTTCAAATACACCTGAACCAAAATCAAGAATAGATACATCATGGGTCCCACCACCGAAATCGAATACTACAATCTTCATATCCTTATCAGACTTATCAACACCATAAGCAAGTGCTGCGGCTGTAGGCTCATTGACAATACGTTTTACCTCAAGACCAGCAATCTTACCAGCCTCAATAGTAGCCTGACGTTGTCTATCATCAAAATAAGCAGGAACTGTAACAACTGCTTCAGTAACTTCATGGCCAAGGAAGTCTTCTGCAGTCTTTTTCATTTTACCTAGAATAATAGAAGAAATTTCTTGTGGTGTATACTTCTTACCATCAATATTTACTTTAGGAAGATTGTTATCATTAATAAGATCATAAGGAACATTTTTATCCTCAGTCTTCAATTTATCATAATTCATACCCATATAACGTTTAATTGAATAAACAGTATTCTTTGGGTTTGTAATTGCTTGACGTTTAGCAGGATCTCCTACTTTACGTTCTCCATCTTTTGTAAAACCAACTACTGAAGGAGTAGTTCTTTTACCTTCTGCATTTGTAATAACTTGTGATTCACCAGCTTCAAATACGGCTACACACGAATTTGTGGTACCTAAATCGATACCTATAATCTTTTTGTTGCTCATAATTATTATGTTTATATTTTTATAGTTGCTCCATGAAGGATTTTCCTCCATGTTTATATATATTAAAATAGTTATTTACAATTTAATAATAAAATATTTTTTTAATGTAATTAATAATTTATTGATTTTTTTCAATATATGGAAAATCAATATATACTAATGGTTTTAAATTTAATTTATATTCACTAATAATATCTTCTTGACAAAATGTTATTTCATTATAAGTTTCTAAATCATCATAAACTTCTGATGTATTAATTAAATTACCAAAATACATTTTATCATTATATGTTGCAATACATTTTACAACTAATTTATCAACAAATTTAATCATTCGTTGTAAATTAATAGACCAATATACATGATTAGTATCTAATAAATAATACTTATTAAATTTTGGCTTCATTTTTATTTCTAAATTTATTTATCAAATAAATTAATAAACGTTTTCCTAAACCATATCCAGTTTTTGCTATTTGAACTTTATCTGTTATTTGGCCATAAACCCAAATAATAAAACTACCAAAAGCAAATCCTAATAAAAAACATAAAATATGATATAATATTTCCATTATTTATTCTTATTTAATTTTCTACGTTTAATTTCTTCTTCAACTTTATTATAAAAGAATTTAAGTTCTTGAATATATTTAGTCATATTACCAAGATGGCCTTCTTTATAAAGTTTTTCAAGTTCTTCATTCTTTAATATTGATAATGGGAATTCATGCCATGACCTTCTTAATTCACTATTACGTTTACCTTCTTTAAATTCTCTTTGTGTAACATTAGGGTCATTTTCAAGATTAGGACGCCATGGCATATAATTTTTATTAAGATATTTTTTCCATTCTTTCCAATCTTTATAATAATTTACATTCTTAGTACCTTTTAGATAATTAAGCCACCAATTAGACATTTCTTCTAAACTCATATATAATCCAATTGTTGCTTCATTTAACCATTTTGGCCGAACTCCTGTTAATTCTGGGAGTAACATAATAACATTATCGGGTTCATCTTCTAAAATTGTTATTATAGATTTAAGTGCTTCATCTTTATGCTCTCTACTCCACATTTCTAATTCAATAAGTTTATCATTAACTATTGAACATCTACCTGTTGAATCAAAAATATAACTATAATACCAATTCTTATATAATTCTAAAAACTCTTTATTCATAAATTATATATATTTAATAATCTATCAAATCATCTATTCCAGGATCAAAATCAACATCCATTTCTTTACCTGGATAATTTTCATAATGCCAACATTTTAAATATGAAAGTGCTTGATCAGGAGAATCAAATCTTTGATCCTGACAAAATCTATCTCCCATTGTTGTAGATAGCCAATCACCTACAGTATGCCAAAATCCAAATATTGTTCCTTTACGGTCAATTCCATATCTTATTGTTCTTTTTTCTTCATAAAGATTAGTATCTTTATTTAATATATGACCTAATATAACTTCTTTATAAATTTTATATTTCATAATTAATCAGGTAAGTTTTTTAAACATTCTTTATATTTTTCAATATAGTCACGTTCCTTATCATATAAATATTGAAGTTCAACAAGTTTTTGTTTACGATAATCATATAGATCTGTTATATATTTAATAATGGCATTACGATCAGAAAAAACTTCACCACTATAATTCTTACAACGAAAATCTTCTAATTCACTATTACGACTATATGATGGGTTATCATCAAATTCTAATTCATATTCTTTTCCTTTTGAATTAATATATTTGATAAATCTATATTTTTTAATATTTTTTATCTCTTTATGATCATGTGACCAAGATGTAGAAACTTCTTCTTTATCTTGTATATCTATAATTGTATACGAAATAACTTTCATTTTCGTATAACAATACATTTGGTCACCCACCTTGAGATCACCAAATGTTTTAAAATTATATTTGTTTTCCATTATGCAGAAAATAATATAGTTTGTGTTCCTTCAAGTGCTAATTTATCTAGATCTTTCTTAGACATATTTTTAAGCATTTCTCTATCCATTTTCCAAAATGCCTTCTTATACTCATCACTATATTTAATAAAAGTTAGTGCAGAATCAGTACATGATTTCCATTCTCCATAAGGAATAGAATCAATAACACCATCTGCTGATAAATGAAAATCATCAATTTGTACATTATAATTCTTACAAAACTTAATAATTTCATCTACTAACTTATGATGAAGATCTCTAAATGCACTAGTTATCTCATCATCTTGACATTCTTGGCATGGATATTTCTTAACTTTCTTTTCCATCATCAACCAAATATACCTTTAAAAAAATTACTAAACCATTTTAAATCTGGATCTTTAGTTTTAAAATTATATGGCTTATGTTTATCAATAATTCCGCAATCTACATTGGTATTCCCAAAAATATGGTGTGCTGATATTTTTCCACAATCAGTTTTTGCATTACCTTGTATATTATTCTTACAAGTTACATTACCAGTATTAACAGTTACATTGCCTTCGACATTACCATTTATAGTTACATTACCAACATCATTTTTTATTTCACCACAATTTCCTTCAATCTTAATTTCAATTTTCTTTGATTCAAATTTATTAAGATCTTCAATTACTTCTCCATTTACATATGCTTTACCATTAATAACTGAAATGCTACAACCATCAGGAGCAGTATATGTTTTCCCATTAATATTTACTACATTCATGATTATATTAATTTAAAATGTTTATTAAATTCATTATGTGAAAAATAATACCAATCATCAGGTGGCCAACCTATTTGATATTTGTTTTCTCCAGCAATCATTACATTATAAACGTAAAAATATTCTACACCTTTTATGAAAGGTAAATATTTATATTTATTATAAACTTTTATTTTAACTTCTTTTATACAAATAGCATGTGACATTTAATTATTTTCTCTCATAAAAAATTACTTTACCTTCCAAAACACCCATTCGTGAGCTTTCCTTAAATGTTTTTGTCTTAGGTACATAATTAGAATCCATAGGCTCCACAAGATACCAAATATCATCACCCTTCCATGTTACTTCAACAAGCTTCTCTCCAGGATTAAGTTCAACCTTTGTTGTACCACCCATTGAACGAGTAATTGACTGGTCACATGATGTCAAACACAAAAATGTAAATAAAATTACTAAAAGTTTCTTCATATTTTTATTTAATTAAATAATCATAAATAGTTTTCCAATCTGTTTCTGGTTCAAACCCAAATTTATCATCAATACCAATATTAAAATAATATTTAGAAGATAAATCAAGTGTTTTTGGGTCTGTAGATTGGCGTTCAACTTCAGGATTGCAATTCAAATAATCAAAATAGATTTTATTTCTATTGAATACAACTCCATAATCCAATGCCGCTTGATTGGTTGAACTTGTCCAAAGTATCAACTTAATATTTGGATCTTTTGATAGTAATTGCAATACTTCTTTTGCATAAGGATAAAACTCATAATTCTCTTTATTCAAATAACTAGGAACAAAAATAGTACCATGAACATCAACTAGAATATAAATATAATCCCAATTTTTTTCTTTTGCACGAACAAATGCATTATCAAAAGCTTTTATTATATTCATATATCATTAATTTACATAAATAATATAGAAACTATTTTAAAAAATTCAATTTATATAAGCAAAATGTGCATATAATTCTTTAGTTGGTAAAGTACTTAAATATGATAATCCAACTTCATTAATTGTTCCTTCACCACTTTCAATTTTTGTAATCATTCCGTTATCTATATGGACAATTGTACCTTGAGTAATATCCAAAATAGATTCATGTCCTTTATATACATGAAAATGATTGGTACAAATAAATTTACCAGAAATAGGTCTTAAATTTTCTTCTATATAATCATGAACAAAAGTATAAAACAAATCTCTATCTGTATTATTTATATAATCATAACACATAACATTTGAACAATTTTCTTTTTGTTTCGCAACACCAAGAAAATATTCATCTGCCATTATTAGTTTCTTAATAGCTTTCCACCTTTCAATAATTCTTTTAATCATATAAATTAATCGATATTTTTTCTTAGCAATTCATCAATACATTGCTCTATTAAATCTTTCTTTTTATTTAATTTATCAATTTCATCATTTGTATAATTAAGTTTTTCATATAAATTTTCTATAGCAGAATTATATGCTTCTTCATAAGTTGTATATATATCATACTTATGAGAATAGCATTCATCTCCCCTATAATATTGATCAATAACAAACTCTCTTTCTGGTTCTGGTGTATTAGGTACTTTTTCTTTGATAATAATTGCTTCTTTAGAATAAATGTGTCTCCCAACATCGGGACCATTAGTCACCATATCCAAAATTGTTACCGGAATAATTGTAATTGGTTTATCATTAATATTATAACCTAAACAATATAAAATATCACCAACTTTACATTCATTTAATTTTTTGTAAGTTACCATATTATATGTAATTAAATAAATATTTGATCTACTTGTATGCCATTCTTTTTAAGGAAATCTAGACCTTCAGTATTTCTATAAGTATCATTATAACAAACACGTTTAATACCAGCTTGAATAATAATCTTTGCACATTCAAAACAAGGACTTAATGTAACATAAAGTGTTGCATCTTCAGTAGAACTTAACCATTTAGCACACTTTGAAATAGCATTTGACTCAGCATGTAATACTTCTTTCTTTGTTACTAAATTACCATTTTCATCATGATATTCACAACAATTATCATAACCAGTAGGAGTACCATTATAACCCTGTGATATAATTTGCCCTTTAGGAGAAACTATAAGACAACCTACTTTATTTCTTTCTGCATAACTTAATTCTGACAAAATCTTAGCCATTCGCATATAGACTTTATCATATTGAATTTGTCTTTCTTTATTCATATTCATATCTTTAAAATTACATATTTAATATAGTAAATTGAATCATAAATTCAATTATGCAATTATAAATTCCATATTTGTAATAGAAAAATAGAATAAAATTCAATTGAACTTTATTCTATATAAATTACAACCAACAAAATTTCCTAATACAATCATAAAATAATTATATCCAACTTGTGGAGAACGTATATTAGAAGCACACATATAAAATGCATCAGCTATTGAATGATAAAATCCCGCTAATATAAATACTGGTACTGCAAATAGTAATGGTAACCATTTTTCTTCTCTTGCAAATTTAACTGCAGTTGTCATTAAGAATCCACAAAATATTGCTCTTATAAATGCTTGCCATATATCTACTTGTGATCTTGATTCAATAATTATATTTGATTTATCAACTAAATCAGGTATTGCATATATTGCAATTATAGCAGTTAATGCACAACCTAAGAAATTATTACAAAATATAAACCAAAATAGTTTTCCAATATCAGATATATTTTCAACAAATCCAGCTGTACCTGTATAAAGAGCATATTTATAATGTACTACTGTTATTAAACCAAATGTAAATAATATTGCTCCAGGAATTCCTCCACCAACCATTAAATTAACTATACATCCTATAGATATACAAAATCCAGCCAATATAGCACTAAATGATAAATTCCAACATTCTTTAGTAGTATCAGTTTTAATCATATTATATTATATGAAATAATTTTAAGTTTGATTCTATATCATTTTCAATTTGTTTTAATCTATCATCGATATCCATCCATAGATGTGAGCCACAAAAATCATTATATAAAGGATTTCTAAGCAATTCTGTCTTTTTACGAATTGCTTTAATTTCATTTAATACTTCAATATCATTAATCATAATTACTTTTCATATTTTTCATGAAATTTTTTTAACATATCTAAGAAATCCATACTAAAGAATCTAATAACCTCATTTACAAATTCTTCATCTATTGCATCATCACCCATAGCCCCAGCAAATGCTCCTGCTATAGCTGCTTCTGTATCAGCATCTCCACCGAGACTTACCGCTTTACGTATACAATCAATATAATTCTTAGATTCTAACCAACAAATCAAAGATGCTGGTACTGAATTTTGACAAGTACATTCAAATTTATGATTTCTATATAATGATGCATAAGTTTTTTCCAAATTATATCCAAAATTTTCAGTTACCCATTTCTTAATATATTTCTTAGATCTTCCTTCTCTAATTAAATATATTACTGCCGCAACACATTGTGCACCTTTAATACCTTCTTCGTGATTATGAGTTACTTCAGCTGTTGTTTTTGCTAATTTTAATGTTTCATCAAGTGATTTAGCATACCAACCAACAGGAATAACACGCATTGCAGAACCATTACCATATGAATTATAAGGTTCACGATCTTTATTACGAATCCATTCTTTAAATTTTGTCGCTAATCCATAATTAAACATACCATAATTAAATTTATTACACCAATAATGAAGCTTATCAATATATTCATCTTTAGTATGTTTAGTATTCATTAACCAATCAGCAGTGGCAATAATAGCTATTGAATCATCAGATGCATTAGCTCTATCAAAAATAAGATTAAAATTATAATCTCTAGTTTTCTTAATTTCATAAGAAAGACCAATACTCGAACCCACAATTGCTCCAATTATACCTTTCATAATTATTTCTTTTTATAAAATTGATGATGTTTATGTTTATTAAAATTTATTAAATTATTTATATTAATATCTTTGCTTCTAATTTCTTTTAAATTTTCTTTATCATTTAATACACTATTACATATAAATACAGTATAATCATTATTATAAGTATTATCTGTAAATATTTGTCCATTATAATTTACTTTTATAATACCAATATCATATTCAATCAATTTTTGAAGATTACAATATTTATATATAAATTTAAATATATCTTGATGTATACTTATATCTGTTAATTTTTTATTAGTTGCAAACAAATATATTCTATTATTACATGATAATTCATTATTTAATATTTCTTTTTGTGTTTGTTTATCAGTAAAATAGTATAGTGAATAATTATTATCATATATTTCTTTAGATATATTATTTGAATATATCTTATCTATAAAAATACACCATTTATCTTTATTCTTACAATATGAGGAAACATAATAATTATAATTTAGTAAAATATTATTAAATTCAATAATATTATTATAATCTACATTAGATATTTTCAAATCAATAAAATTATAAATATTATCATTTAATATAATATAAAATGATTTATTATTGGTTTTATCAATATAATCTACTATAGTAATATTTTCTTTATATTTATCCAATAAAGACTCTTTTAATAAATCAATATTATATATATTCAATAATTGTTCACTTGTATCTAATATTTCATTCATAATTATATATATCGTTTATCTGTTTCATTAAATATAGGTTTAACATTTTTTATATTTACCATTTTACAAAATTTACCAAATGTATTATATAACTGAATCTTTGGCAAGAAATGATTAATTATTAAGCAAAAATATATTTTACCTTGATGTTTAACTAATTTGAATTCATCACCATATTGGTTTTGTATTGATATTGAATTATTATCTGGTAATGTCTTTAATAATTTAGTTGATTCTTTTATATAATGTGATGGTAACATATTAAGTATTGCAGTATGTTCATTAATATCTTTATTAACTAATGCCCTTGCTTTATATTTCTTGCCATTATGCTCCCATTCCTCATCAGTTTCAGCAAATTGTTTATTGACAATCATACAAGCATTCTTATAGGTAATAACTGTCATATTAGAATCGTCATATGAATAAAGACGACGATCATCCCCATCTTTCCATGGAGACATTTGTAATAGATATTTATCCATTACTTTATAAACATTACCTGTATATGACTGTAAATATTTATCTTGATCCATCTTTAATTATTATTAATCTAATATAATATAGTATAATATATTTGATAAATTAAAATAGAAATTTGTTACTAGAAATTATTTTTAATAAATAAATATTTAATTGATTTATGCTTCGTGAACATGATGAAATATTTCCAGAAATACAACCTATTTCATATTTGAATTTAAAACCAATTGGAAATAATATTGATTTAAATAACTTAAATAAAAAAATAGTTACTTCAATTGAATGCCATCAACAAATATAAAATTACCCGAACATAATTCTTCAAGATTATTGTTTATTGATAATCAAGATCCTAATTTTGAATTAGATTTAGAAGAATTAGAACAAGACTCTTCGGAAAAGGATAAATGTAATTGTGATAATCCTAAATTTCTATTAGGAAAATTAAACAATTATATTTGGCTTTTAGAAGATTCCGGTACATATGACACTAACCATATTCACCAAGCAAATATAAATCATACTGATCAATATGGTAATACAGAAACATTTTTTAATGTAACTCGTATTATGGAATATAGTGAAGAATGTGATAGACTTTATACTGCTCATAGTGGTGGACTTAAATTTGTATTATTAGATTCACCATCAGAAAGTCAAATTATTGAATTATTTATAAAATATGAAAGAACATTACCTGGGTATGAATTAATTACAGATTTAAAAAATAATAATACAGGAGAAACATATCCAGCTTGTTTAACATTTTGGAAATATAATACCAATAATGTATTACAAATGTATCAAGTAGTACAATTAGTTGGTGGGTTAAATATTATAGATAGTAATACTTTACAACCAATGAATAATATAAATTATTGTTCAATAGAAGTTACTCAAGCACAAATTGATTTTAATAAATTGAAATTTACTTATAATATTAATCCTAATACTACTAATGATATAAAAATAAGTTTTATCGGTACAACTTCATTATTTACAAATCCTAATTCAGGAAATTATGGTAAATTTATCAGTCAAAGATATTATGATAGTAATGATAATTATGTAGAACCAGGTATTTTCTTGATTCAAGCACCTAAAAATAGATCTTGGATATGTTATAGATTTTTATATCATACAACCAGTAGTCCTGGTGAATATGTTTATTCAATACCTAGATCAAAATTAACAACATTATCAAATGAATATAGTATTAGATATAAAGATAATTGTAAATGTTGTAGAATAAATATGTCGGCATTAAATGGATATTATGGTAATTTAGAAAATAATAAGTATATATATGAAATAGATATTGATAGAAATCTCAATAAGAATTATTTCACTTTAATGATTCCATCTATATTTACTGATTATGAATCTTTAGAATATCTTGATAATAATGATAATGTAGTATCTGGTTATATGGATTTAGGAGCTAATGAATTTAATGAGGAAAATATATATAATGAATTTGATGGAATGTTTTATAAACAAATATCATTCCCAATATTTCGTAATTATTGTAAAGTATATAAAGTTAAATTAACATATAATAAAGCATAATGGTTTTAAATGACTTCAATAATATAAGGCTTGAATATTCAGTTGGTGCAACAGTAATAATGTTTTCATTAATAGATATAAGTGCAAATAAATCAATACTTACATCTACTAATGTTTCTAAAGTTATAATCGAATATGATTATAATGATGGTATTATCAATACTTATGAACAAGGATTATCATTTCATTGTAATTCTTGTATTATGATATTAACTGGTCTTCAAGAAAATACAGATATAAATTTTAGAATATATATATCTTATGAAGAAAACAATATTGAATTATATAGAATAGCATTAACTAATACAATTAATGAACATACATTACCATTAGGAAATATAACATATACAATTTTAGAAACTGAATCTCTTCAACAAAATGTAATTAGTCAATTAACATCAACTATGGACAATATTATAAATTATATAAATAATTTAGGAACATATGTTGATGATTCATTTGATGATTATGCACAATATGCTAAAACAATCCCAGTAAAATATAATGAAACAATTGCAACAGCAGATGCAATGTATTATAAATATTATGATGATGGTTGTTGGGGTAGAGTAAGAACATCTGGTGGTTCTTATTTTAAAAATGATGTAATGTATCATGAATTAAGACATAGATATGGTATTGGGGGTATTGGTACTAATTTTAGTAGAATTGATGATCATAATTCTGCTTTATTCAATTTTGTAGAAGATAAATTTAGTATATTACATAATGCATTAAAATTTGAAAGTGGTAGAGATGATGCTAAAGTGTGGATATTTGGAGCACATTCAAATATTCTTGAAGGAAACTATACTAATAATGGTGATTATAATTATTTAGCTGCTAACTATATTAAAGCACTTGCATGGTATACTTGTCATAATACATCTGATACAGATAATTCAAAAATAAGAATTATAGCACCTATTGATTTAACATTAATAAGTAGTAATGAACCACAAGAAACATATTATAATATCACATTTAATACTAATAATTGTACTGCATCAATTAGTAAATTAAGTGCAAAAGCTGGTGAAGTAGTAACTATTAGTGATATAACACCATATTCTGGTTATGTTTATAGTGGTACTTCATGGGATGTAAATGTGGAACAAATTGATGGTGGTATACCTAATGAAAATGGTATTGTTGAATCTTTAAGATTTACTATGCCTAATAGTGATGTAACAATTACATGTGTTTGTATATTAGAACAACAAGAAAATGAATATAATATTGTTTTAGATGCTAGAAATGGTACAGCAACATTAAGTAAATATACTGCAAGATATGGTGAACAAATTACAATATCTAATATTACACCAAATGAAGGTTATGAATTAAAAACATTATGTGTAATGGGTTCATCCTCAGGTCAAATACAAACAACAAATAATAATAACCCAAATAATTTAAAGGTATATTTCAATATGCCTAATGAAGATGTTATTGTTGTTATTACCTTTGAAGAAATTGTACCTGAACTTTACCAAATTATATTACATCAAGATCATAGTACTGGTAGATTAAATAAAGATAGTGCTAGTAAAGATGAAGAAATAATTATTTCAAATATTGTACCTACAGAAGGATATGAAATATTAAATATATTTATTATCTTAAATAATCAAACAATAGAAGGTACATTTGAAAATAACTCATTTAGATTTATAATGCCTGATGGTAATTGTGATGTATATTTTGTATATAAAGAAATTACTCAACCAACAACAATTGTAGAATCTGATAATTTAAAAACAAATTCTGACCATAGTAATATTAATACAAAATTAAAAACAATATTCTTAGGACCTTATCAATATCTTTATGAATATTTAAAAAATGGTGAAGATTTTAATGATGTTGGTTGTAATGATAAATTTGTAATATTACGTAATTTTGAAATAGTAAATAATATTGTTTATGATAAAGATATATTCTTTATTGAACAATCAATATATGATAAAATAATTAATAATTTAAGTACTGATTTAATTGCTTACCCATTATATAAAAATGGTAGTTTATTCTTTAGTAATACTTATGGATTTTTTGCCACATACAATATTAGCTTAAAAGATATTACTTATAAAATTTATAATGAATCAACTTTAAATAATGAAAATATTGCTAGTGATGCTAATATATTATGTGATAAATTACGTATATATAATCCTGTTATAAATAACAATTTAGATTTCATTGTATATGTGGATAACTATATTAATAATATCCATTTCCATTATTATTGTAATTTAAATAAGAATATAAAGAAGAAATATACTGGTGAAATTAAAGTAAATAATAATCGTTACATAGAATATATCGAAATCAATATACCAAATATAAAGAAATTATTCTCTGAAAATAATAAGTATTTTATATTTGAAGATATTAATAAAGTAGCTTTTACAAAAAATTTCTCATTAGAAGAATTCTTTAAAAATTCTACTAAAAAATATGATAATAAACTTTATTTATCAAAAATAATTAAACCATTTATTATTGATAAGATTAAAGAAAATGATAAAACTATTTATATTAAAACATATATAGATGATCAATATTTTAATTATAACAACAATTTTATTAATACTTCATTAAATATTACATTATATCCTTATAAAAATATTTCTAATGGGTTATATTTGTTGCATGATCTTATTAATTCTTCATCATCATTTATATCTTATGAAAATTATTTTAGATTAAGTTCAAGATTAGGATTTGATAATGGTATTATTTCTCTTATTAATGAATTTGAATTTCCAAATAAAATTAAAAGAGATAATATTCAAAAAATAAAATATGATAATTCAATATCAGAATTCTTAAATGATAAAACTCATGAATTAGAAAATATTGAAGATAGACAAGTTACTGAATATTATAATACATATTATCTACATGAAAATTTGGATGCATTAGAAGATTTAAGAGAAGAAGATGAATTTGATGAAGAATTAAATGTTGAAGCTATTCGTTCTACAGGATTTGTAATTCAATTTGCAAATGATTTAAGTTTTAATGATATTATATTAGAATCCATTATTAATACTGATAATTTAGATAATGAAGGACAAACAAATAATGATAATTTTATATATGATTTTAGTTTTTCATTAAATGATATGGTAGATTCATGGAATCAATTAAATGATATATTAGTTGTTAGAGCTAAATTTATTGATAAGAAATTAAATAATGTTATAATTGGTAATAATGTAGTAATTAATAAAGAATGGTTTAAATATTTTATAAATGATACATTAGATTATAATATACAATTTAATAAAACAAATAATTTAATTACAAATAATTTTATGGATATTAATCAAGGATTTAATTTTATAGATAATATTAATTGTACTATAATTGAAGGAGAAAAAAATAATAATGTTAATATGTCAAATAATAACATTATAAATACTAAATTGATTTATAAACCTATATTCTATAAAGTTCAGGATTTACAAACTATTAGACTTCGTCAAGGTATGACACAAAATATAGGTATCAATATGGGTGAATTTATGAATAAAGTAAATACATTTATATTGAATATTGGTGATCAAACAATTAAAGAATCTTCACGTAATGATGTATTTGTAATTTTCCCTATTAATGCAAATAATATTGAAGATAATAGTGGATATTATAATATTATGAATGAAGATTATGAATATATTTCATCAGGTAATTTTATTAAATATTAATTATGATAGACTTAGCATTAGATAATAGAGTATATATTAATAATGATTTAGATGAGGCATTACAAGAATTAGACATATTATTTGATACCGAATGTACTGAATTAATAGGTGATACTGAATTTGGTGTCAATATAGAACAATTCTTATGGACATTATCACCAATGACTGATTCTATAAAATCTTATATATCTAATAAATTGCGTGATTGTGCATATTTACAAAAATTCAATTATACTATTGATGTACAATATTATGAAGGAGATTTTAGAAGTATGTATCATTTAATTATTAATATATATTTAGATGAACACCAAAAAATTAAAAAAGAATATGATTTTAAGTAATGAAATTATTTAATTTAACTGAAACCAATTTTGAGAATTTTGATAATACTATTAATAATTATCTCAATAAAGTGTTTATTGGGTTAGGTATACAAAATTCTAAATTCCAATTATTTACTATTATATTTAATGCAATTAAAGGTATTATGCAAAATATAATGGTATATATTGAGGATGCATTTACTGAACAAAATATTGATACTGCTATTAGACAAAAATCAATATACTCTTTAGCTAAATTATCTGGGTATGAACCATTTTATGGTACCGCTGCTACAGGTATATTAAAAGTATCATTAATAAGTAGTACTAATTTATCACAAGAAATCAAGAAAATATATATCAATAATCATTCAACAGTACAATGTTTAAATAATGATATGAATTATATATTATATCTACAAACAGATCGTTATGTTTTTGATATAGAAAAACCATTAGTTGATTATGATTTTAGAATAATACAAGGATTCTTTAATGAATCAAACTATACTAGTCATGGTGATGAATTAGAAACTATTCATTTAACTATTAATGGTATGTTTGATAAGAATTATATAAAAGTTTTTGTAAATAATAAAGAATGGCAACCAGTTTCTAATTTATATGATATGACAGAAAATGGTGAAGAATATATTATTAGTGTTGGTTTTGATAATGAATTAGATATTACTTTTGGTAATGGTATTTATGGTAAAGTACCTAATAATGGTGATAATATTAAAGTAGAATATATAGTACATAGTGGTACCAATGGAAATATCAATAATTTATCTGATATTAAATTTAAGTTTATTACAAATGGTGTTGATTTTTATGGGAATTCTATAGATTTAAATAATTATATACATTTAGAATTAGAGAATTTTATAAGTGGTGGTACCAATTCTGATACTATTTATGATGTAAAGAAAATGATTGGTTATAATTCAAGAAGTAATGTTCTTGCTTCTGTTGATAATTATAAATTATTCTTAAAGCATTTCTCATTCTTAGGTAATTTTAATGTATGGGCAGAAGATAATTCAAATACATTAGTTATAAATGGTATTACAAATGTTTTAAATGAAGTAACAAATATTAATGATTATAAGAATATAGATGATAAACAATTATTATTATCTGATGATCAAAAAGCTAATATAATGACAGTATTAGAAAATTCATCGAATACTTTTGCCGGAGTAAATATTACTTTCTTAGATCCAATTATTTACAAATATGCTATTATGTATTATGTTCAAGCAGAAGATCCATTCTATAAAGATATTATAAAGAATAATTTAGAAATATATACATTAGAATATTTTTCTAAATACAATTTTAATGTAACATTTATTTCTAAATCTGATATATTAAAATATATATTAGATAATATTCAACATATTAAATCTATTAATATAGAAATTATTTCAGCTGCTAACGAAAATGCATATGGAAGTGTGGATCATTCATATTATAAGTATAAAACATATGTTTATAACAATAAAGTAAATTATAAACAAATAAAATATTTTTATGAAGAAGGATTACATTTAGGATTAGATGAATTAGGAAATATTTCATTGGATAATAATATATATATCCCATTACTTCAAGGAAATTTCAAATATTATCCTAATAAATCTAATAGTGATTATTCTAATATAACAGTTGATGCAATAAATGTTATTTTTATATAAGTAAATCAGTTTAATTTAATATAATGAAACAATTAAATAAATTTATACAAGAAAAATTAAAAATCAATTCTAAAACCCAAATTAATAATACCGAAGAAGTTTGTAAATATATCTATAATAATTTATGGGGTATTACAGATGAAGATAAAGAAATGTATAGTGCTATTGAAAAATGGGTAAAAGATAATGATGTAAATGAAGTAATTCCAATTGCCGACCAAGAATCTTTAAATGATGCATCAGAATTTATAGATGATGATATTATCAAACAATATAAATCGGATATGAAATCAGTTGAAGATTGTGAAAGTGAATTAGAAAAGGCAGAAAATATTTACCATCATAGTAGTAGAGCAGAAAATATAGATATTATGTGTACGGATAATATGATTGCAATATTGGGTTGGTATGGTACTTTATATTGTGTTAAAAAATAATGATTAATATATATGAACTTTTTAGAGTTTGTTTCAAAAAGAAAAGAAAATGAACAAAATAGAGTTATTATCAAAGAAGGATTTAAAAATTCTGATTTAGGTAAAGCACAAAAACTTATATTAAAGATGTTAAGAAAAAATACGGGTGAAACTATAATTTCACTTGGTAATTTTGAACTTGAAATAGGTAAAGAAGATTGTACATCTGAATTGTTTGTATGTGCTAAATCTAAAAATCCTATTTGTTTTACATTGAATTGGCTTAATGATGGTAAATCATCCCAAATATATTCTATTTCTTTCTTTAAGAATATGAATGTATTTTTTGATGGTCGCGGTAAATCTGACTTGACTATTGAATCATTTGGTTGTTCTATTGCTTATCTTATACCTATTATCTCTTATATAGTTAATACTGGAGATTTTAATCTTCAAAAGAATGATGCTACTAAATTTGTAAAAGCTTTATTTGGTGCTAAAGTTCAAGAAGGAAAAATGTATGAATGTTATATTGGTGCATTAAAGTACTATATTATTGAAAATGTTAAAGAATCATTAATAAAAGAAACATTCATGCAAAATATTAAAGAAGGTTCATATGAAGATTTGTTAAAGTGGAAAAAAGAGAAAATGGCAGCTGCTAAAGAAGCCGATTCTCATAAAAAAGATTCTCCTGAAGCTAACCGATTAAGTAAAGATTTATGGAAAGAATATGAAGAGATAAAGAATGCTATTAAAGGTGGAGCTTCATCAGTAGAAGAAGTACAATTAGCATTACAAAAATCAGTTAATGTAGTGGTTAAAAATCTTGAAGGTGCAAGTAAAATAGAAGAAGAAATTAATAAAATAAGGAAAGATCCTGAACAAGTATTTAAAGAAATGCGTAAATATGTAAAGATGGTTATAAAAGGAATTACACCATCTGTAATATTATGTGGTGCTCCTGGTGTTGGTAAAACATTTAAAGTAAAACAAGAGCTTAAAGCCGCAGGTTATCATGAAGGACATAATCTTTGCACTATTAAAGGTAAATGTACCCCACGTGTTCTTTATACTACATTATTGGATTATAAGAAAAAAGGTGATATTGTAGTAATTGATGATGCCGATGGGTTAGTAGGTCCTAAAGCACCAGAAGATTGTATTAATATATTAAAAGCTGCTTTAGATTCAACAGAAGATGATGAAGGACGTTTAGTATCTTATGGAGTATCTGGTATTATTAGAGATGATGAAGGTATGGAATTACCTAAGAAGTTCTATTATAATGGTGGATGTATTGTTATAACTAATTATAATGCTGGACAATTAGATACTGCATTAAGAGGACGTTCATTTATACAAGATATTCATTTTACTGTAGAAGAAGTGTTACAAATTATCAAGAAACTTTTACCAGAACTTGATCCTGAACATCTTTCACCTAAAGCAAAAATGCAAGCATATGATTATCTTGTAAAACTTAATGAACAAAAATCTAAGATGGAAATATCATTACGTACATTTGGTATTTGTGCGAAGATATTTGAAGCTTGTAATGATGATCCGGATTTTGATGATGCTGATGCTGAATCAATGGTAGAAGAACAAATGAAATTACAAGCTGATCGTGGTGGTAAAAAATATTAAAATAATTAAATAATATATATGAAAAGTTTAATACAATATATTAATGAAAATATAATTAAAGAATCATTTGAATCTAATTCTTTATCTGAATTTATATCTTTATCAGATAAAAAAGAATATGAAGATTATTTTAAATATGGTTTTAGAGTAATTTCTAAAATTACAGATACATATAATTTTAGTAAAAAACAAATAGCTAAAGGTATGAGTTTAGCTAATTGGAAAGAAGATTGGTTCTATTCAAAAGATAATAAAAAAGTATTTAATCAAGAAGAATTTTGTAATATTTTAAGATTATCAGATAAAGACCTTAATGAAGCTAAATTAAAAGAAGTTGCAATTAAACAAAAAACGTGTATTTTCTTATTTACTGAAAATAATAACAGCAAAATAAATAAAATTATTGCTGCAATGATATTAAATCCAAAATATGGAAATGAAGCTGCAACTTATTTAAAAGAAATGGCTAAAGAAAAAGAAATAAGACAAGATAATAAATCTAATAATGATAAATTAAGTTCAACTTGGAAAATTGATAGAGCAAATAAAGTAATTAAAGAATATAATAATAAAGCTTCTAAAGAACAAATTGATTTATTAAATGAAACTGTAAAGAAATTAATGAAATATACCAATAGAGGTAAAACTGCTAAAGAAGAAGCTAAAGAATTTAATAATTCTAAATGGTATAGTGAAGAACAAGCTAATATAACTTATTATTTAATTACTTCCGAAACCGGTGAAGATTTTCTTAAAGTATTTAGTTGGACTGATAATTTAAATAATAAACAAAAAGATTATTTATCTGAAATAGTAGAAAAATTAAAAGTAAAATAATAATATAAATAATATGAAAAGTTTATCTCAACAAGTTAATGAAGATTCTTATATTTCATTAGGTAATGTTTCAATGATTAATGAAGCATGGGGAGCAAAAAAACATTATGCAGATGAATTAGAAAAAATATTTGCAAATTATGAAAAAAAGAAAAATCCTAAACCTAAAAAGGGTCCATTTGGGAGAGGAGGATTTAGACCAGGTCATTCCCCAGAAGAAGTACTTGCAAAATATCCAATGGAAATATTAATTGATAAAGCTGGATATGAACCAAAAGAAATTTCTAAAGAAGTTTGGGGTCCTAAAGGAAGAACCGAAAAGAAAGAATTTAGTAAAAATGATTATGGTTATTTTATTGCACAATTAATAGCTAGTGGAGAACTTAATAAAGAAAAAATGCTTAAATGGTGGAATGAATATGAAGATAAGATAGCCAAAGCAAAATGGCATGATCCAAAATTTATAGCTAAACAAATTGACCCGGTAAAATGTTGGAATCCATATTATCCTAAAGATGATTCTATTGTTAATTCATTTGAAAAAAATCCAGCTAATATGTCTTATTATTTAAAGAGTGGAAATGGTTTATCTTATGATGAAAAAAAAGAATTAAGAGCTTTCTTAGAAGATCCAGCAAATCTTGAAGAATTAAAGGTGGCTATTAAAGGTGTTAAAAATTCAATTTTAAAAGCACGTCCTACATTTAAGACAGGTGCTATTAATCATCTTAAAGATATTATTAAAAATTGTGATTATTCTGGTGGTAATCTTGAAGATTTAATGGAAAAGGAATATCGAGATAGCCATAAATCATATTATCAGGGTGGTAATGATAGAGATTGTGAAGCATCTGCAATAATTGGTCTTATTATGAAAGTTATTAATAAGATTTATGGATTTGAAGTTTGGTCATCAATTACATCTGATAAAGATGAATATGAAAATGAAATTATTAGTGCCCATATTAATGGTTTAAATAAAGAAGATCAAACATATGAACAATTTGTTGATGATGCAGATATTCTTAAATTTAAAATTAAGAAATTAGGTGTATCAAAGAAAAAAGAATCATCATCAGTTCATAATTCTTCATTTACATCAAATTATAATTATGATTTTGAAGTAATTTGTACTAAAGGAGATGAAGAGATATTTCATGAAACAATAACTGATGTGACAATTGGTTCATATTTCTTCTCTGGTGGATGGTAAAATATTTGTGGATTAAATAATATATAAAAAGACCAATCTTATTGGCCTTTTTTATATGTGGTCATTTTAAGATTTATTTTTAATAAATAAAATATACAAAATTTAGCATAAAACTAATAAATGATTCAAAACATATAATATATTATGGATTTTAAAGGAATATTTCAAGTATTGATAGATAATTATGGTTTATATGGTTTAGTGATAGCTATATGTTTAGTAGCTATTTGTGTTGCCATACCTGTAATGCTTAACAAACAAAGTAAGAAAATGTCAAATGATTTTAACAAATTAGGAATAGATTTATCAAATGCATTACAAAAACAAAATGATGGATTAATTAATAAATTATCAGAAACACAAGATAAATTATTAGAAAGTAATTTAAATATTATTAATAATCTATTAGATCAAAAAAATAAAATACATGGCACAGGATTAAATTTAAGAGACCAAGTATCAATACCAATACAAAATAAAATCAATCATTTAAAAGATTTATATAGGGCAAATAGAGTTGGCGTGATAGAGTTCCATAATTCATTAGTAAATCTTAATGGTCTACCATTTTTATGGTATGATTTGATTTATGAAAGTATTATGAAAGGTACTAAATCAATTTCAATTGAAACTAAAAATATGCCATTTAATATTCTTACTCCAATTTTATTAGGAATTCAAAATGGTCGTGCAAAAGTATTTGATAATAAAGAAGTAGAAAAATTCTATAATCAATCATCTGTACTTTATGAATTCTGTGAAAGATTTGATGTACATGATCTTGTGATATGCCCATTATTAAATAGTGATAATGAATTAGTTGGATTACTTTCATTAGAATATTCTGATAAATATCCTTTAAATCCAGAATTATTAGATATAAATGATATTGAGGATGAAGCAAAAATAATATCGGCTTTATTAGAATTGAATAAACAAAAAAATAATGAAAATAAATAAACTTAAGGATCTAGTCAACTAGGTCCTTTTTATTTTTATTTTTAATAAAATTATTTGTTTATTTAAATGAAAAGTTTAGATACTTTTATATGTGAAAATAATGAACAATCTTCATTAGGTAAGAAAATTCTTAAAGTAATAGATAATAATATTACACAAGCAATTATTAAAAGAACTGAAAATTGGGATGCTAACAAATTTGAATGGTCACGTGATCCAATGTTCTTATTAATAACACCAGAAAAAACTAAAAAGGATAGTGAAGAAAAATTTAGAGATCTTGAATGGGCAAGAGATAAATACATTGATGCTTGGAGAGATAAAGTTAAAGGAACTATAGATAATTATAATGTTAAAAATGATGATGGTGATTATGAATATTGTGTATTAGGTATATTTGTGGATAGACAATTCTTCCCGATATCTTCATTAGATAATATGAATAAAATCATAGATTTATTAATTCAAAAATAATAGAGGCAATATTATGGAAAGTTTAGAGAATATAAAGAACAATAATCAAGATTTATATGAGAAATTACAAAAATATAATTGTAAGATGACATATAATAATAAGGTTATCTATGAAGGTATTTATAAAGAAGATATTGATTATGGAAAATATAATCAATCAAATATTGTTTGTGAATTTAATATAAATGATAATAAGGTATTATTACTTCTTAAGAATAATGAAAATATAGATAAACTTAATAAACTTTTTGAAAATAAACAATTTAATGATATTTATAATGATGCTAAATTATTTAATAAAGCAATGAATTTAGCAAATAAACTCCCATTATATAATTTTGATAAAGAATTATTTGAAAATAATATCAATAAAGATATTAAGAAATATGGAATTAATTTCCAAAAAATTTATGAAAATTTAAACATCAATGAATACAATAAATAATTTTATAATAGAAAAACTTAAGGTTAATTCTAAATCAAAAATTCATGATGAAGAATTTTATGAAAAGACTTCTACCGATTTATTAGTTGAGATTCAAAATGAAGTTGATAAAGATGGAGAATATCATACTTATAGTTTTAAAGATGGCCAAAAGAAATTCAAGAAAGGATTTTTGACATTCAATGAAGATGGTGAATATTTAACTATTATAGCTTTTAATACAGCTGAAGATTTTGCTAATATGCTTGGAGCAGATGAAGATGCATACAAACAATATGAAAATGTTAAAGTTGGTGGTTATATAGATTGGGGCGAAAATGATGGTTCAACTTCACAAATATTAAGAATTTGGTAATATGAAAGATATAGATTATTTTATACAAGAAAAGCTTAAAGTTAATTCTAAATCAAAAATTAATAAAAATGAACCTTTAGAAGCAGATGAAATTGAAGGTCCTGAAACTCCTGGTAAAGATTATTTTGATGAAGATGTAGTTATTATAGGTTGGCCATTTAAAGATAAAAATGACCAAAATTATAAAAAAACAAAAGAATATATTAGAAAAGAAGGATATTCAATTTATAATGATTTAGAAGATATCGAAGATAAAGATATGTGGGATTATTTCTGTTATGCACAACATCCTAATGATGGATTTGAAATAAATTGTTATGTATATGGTTCTGAAGGAGTAGAAGGTTATAGTGAAAAATAATATTAATTTATAATATGAAAGATATAGTTACAAAAATATATGAATCTAATGAATGGAATCCTTCATTAAATTCTCATAAACAAGCATATAATAATTTTATCAAATGGTATGATAAATGCCTTAAACATATGAATAAAGAAGAAATACTTGATTTAATTGAATCTGCTATAAAAGAGATTGAAGATGATTCATTAGATATAATTAAATAATATGAAAAAAATAAATGAATATATTTTAGAATCTAATAAATCTGTTAATATATTAATAGATAGAGAAAAAGTTAATAAATATAATTTTTCTCGTAAAGAATATGCATTAATTAAATATTTAATTGATAATAATGATTCTTTAAGATCAAGAATTTATGTAGTAGAAGGAAATAAAAAATCAAATATTGATGAAATCGAAGAATATAGAGATTTAATTCCTGAAGACGAAAGAGGTATATTGTTTGTTTATCAAGAATCTACTAGAATGGGAGCACCTAAAGAAGCTGTATTTTATAGTATTTCTAAAATAAAAGAAACTAAAGAAAAAGAAACTTTTGTATATTCTTATCATACAGAAGGTAAATCTAAATATAAGTCTGCAATTATAACTATAACCGGTAATAATTCAGAATTAACTTTATCTGAAACAGATATTAAATATTAAAGAATATAATATTAATAATTATGGAGAATATAGATAAGTTTATTAATAATGATCAAATAACGGAAGAATTAACATATGATGATGTAATTCAAAAGTTACAAGAGGCAAAAGAAGCTGGTACACCTATTGATGAAGGTATATTAGGTGCTATTGGAGGAGCTCTTCTTGGAGCATCATTTGGTCCTAAATTAGGTAATGCAATATGTGGGGCATTAGGTATTGATCCTAAAGGAGCTTTAGGTAGTCTTATGACTTCACGATTAGTTTTAGGATCTATTGGTGCTAAAATGGGATGGAAATTATAATATATTAAATACATAAATATGAAAAGTTTATTTAATTATTTTTTAGAATCAAAAGAAGATGGTAAATATTTAGATTTACCACAATCAATGAATAAACCATTTTTCTATCCAGGCATACCTAAAAGTACAAAAGATGAAATGAAGAATAAATATAAAGAATATGAAGAGTCAGTAATTAAGATAAATACAGAGAATTTTGAAATTCTTGTTGATAAACTTAAAACTGCAATGGCTTCTAAAAAAGGACATAATAACTTTATTCTTAATGCTCAAAATTGTACATTTGATAATTTCTATGGAAAAGATGAAAATGGTAATAAAGATTTCTTTGATTTTGTAGAAAAGGCTACAAAAGAAGCAAGAATTGCATTAGAAACAGATGATATAAAAGCTGCAAGTTTTACAAAAGCACGTCAACCAGAAAAAAGAAATTCATGGGATAAAGATGTTACATTATTTTGGTGGGATTCTCAAGGGTTTACATTTTCTATTTATCTTGCATTAAGTGTTATTGCACAAGCTTATAATGTTAATATCCCTAAATTTAATGATAAATTTAATATTTTAAAAACTGATACCGTCGATAGTAAATATCAACAAATGTGGGATCAAACATCTAAACCTAGCAATGATGAGAAAAGAGAAGCAAAATCAACTAAAGTTTATAAAAAGGCTGAAGAAGAATATGAAAAGGATTCTAAGAAAATAAAGAAATTACGTGAAGCATTTAGAAAAACAGATTTATATAAAGATATTATTGCAATATTAGATAAAGTTGAAGATGACTTAGAGGCAACAGAACAAAACTATAAGAAATGGGAAAAGATATTTGCAGAAAAAATAAAGAAAGATGATGAAGCTAAAAAACTAGCTGATGCTATTGAAAAGATTAAAGATGATGTTCAAAAGGTCTTAGAAAAATCATTCGGTAGTTATTCTCGAATATCTTGGGGTGTTGATAATCTTTATAAATTAGCTGCTAAAGCTTATTTAGAATCTGACAATAAAATGCCCGAAATTAAAGAATTATCTCATAATACTGGTAGTTGGCTTTCAGGAATGCATACAACATGTGAATTTGAAGTTATTGGGGCCAATGGAACATCTTATGGAAAAGTTAAATTACAAGATAAAGGATTAGATGGAGATGATGGCAAACCTGTAGATGGATTTGGCCCTTGGGATTAACTCTAGTTAAATTTCAAAAAAAATTACATAAATATTTATTCATAATAAAAATATTTATTATTATATAAATAATTATGTTAATGCATAATTTATTATTAATAGAAAAATACCAAATAAAATAGATATGAACGTAAAATTACTTAAAGACCTGGATTTCGTAGCTAAGATTAATGAATGTCAAGCAGTTTCTGAAGCAGGTAAAGAATTAGTAAAGAACTACAAGGCATATTTGTTTACAAATCCTGCATCTTGTGGTATCGTAAATGGCTTCGTACAAGAAGCACAAAAATATAGCTTCGATACAGGTTTAGCTAGTATTTTAGAGTCTGTATTAGGTTTTATAAAGGAAAATAATATTTCTTGGCAATTAGCAAGTGCTTGTGAATCAATTGAAAATAACAAGTCAACATATAATTATATTGCTAAGACAGGTGTAGAACAAGTAAGTAAACTTCTTGAAATGGATGAATCACAAGTTGTTTCTTATATTAAGAGTGGAGCTCTTAAAGGTGTTCAATATATTCCTGAATTCCGCCAAGTATGTAAACAAGTATTCAAATCGGCAATTACAGAAGCAATGGCTCCTAATTATACATTAGTTAATCCTATTTCTTATGTATATGAAAATGAAGAAGGAGATAAATATTTTGAAGTATTACATAAAACATATAAGACAAATAAAGAACAAACTAAAGTTTCTGAAGCTGTATGTGATGATGTAAAATTCAGAAATATCAATGCATTACTTGAATCTTTCACAAATGATGAAGGTACTCTTTCTTATGCTTGGAAATCTGGTTTTGATGGTTGTCAAGTTGTAATTAAAGAAGCTGAAGATAAAACAACTCTTACATTCACTAAAGGACAAAAGATTAATGAAACATTTGAAGATGCAACAAAATTCAATGAATATTGTGATACTCTTTCTAAAGCATTAGGTATGAATGAAAGATTACAATTCATGAATATTACAAATGCAATTGGTCAAGTATTTGAAGCTATGGATCATGTATTCATTATGGATTGTGCAAAAGTTCTTAGAACATCTACCGGAGTTATTTGTACAATTGTTGAAAGTAAAGATAATGTTACCATGAGTGTTAATGCTTCTATTCATAATGGTACATATACAAAGGATTTTGATTATATGACAGAAGCTCTTAAAGAAGTAACAGCTGTATCTGGTATTGATCTTAAGCATATTTATGAAGAAAGAATTAATGAAGATGTTAAGAAACAAAACCCAGATGAATATAAGAATATTCAAGAAGAATTAGCTGCTCAAAAATCTCAACAAATGGATGCTCGTAAGAAGAAAATTGCTACATTAGCTGAACAATATAAGAATGATCCTGCTATTATTGCTGTTCTTAATAAAGCCGCTCGTGATTTAGCTCTTTTAGAAAATTCAGATAAGACTCACGAAGATGCAATGAAGAAACAACAAGAAGAAGCAGAAAAGAAAGCTAAAGAAGCTCAAGCTAAACAAGAGGAAGAAGCTAAGAAAGCTGAAGAAGAAGCTGCTAAGAAAGCTGAAGAAGAAAAGAAAAAACAAGAAGAAGCTGCTAAGAAAGCTGAAGAAGAAGCAAAGAAAGCGGCTCAAAAATAAAATAATTAGCTACAGATAAATTTTAATATAATAAAATGGAAAGCTTAAGCTTTCCATTTTTTATTTAAATATTGAATATATTTTCAAGTTTTAAATACACTCTTTAATAAATTCAAAGAAATATGGAGGATGGTACATGTATGTATTTGGATTTTCTTTTTCAAAATTTTCTGACCATTTACTGCATTTTTCTTTATTGTTAATTAGTTTCCAGCCATTTGGCAAAACTGCTTTTCCGAAGCCTTCTGGTGTAGTTTTCCAATGTCCAATCCAAAATGCTAAGAAATCGTATAACTTAGAATGTAATGTTACATCATATTTTGTAATTCCCAAAAATGCTTCATCTCTAAACAATTTCAATTTCATATCAGTTGCATTTCTTATTGCTCCTGGATTTGTATTTTTATCGGTATCATATTGTATAAAGTTACATGCAGGTTCAAATTTATCACTAAAAATGCAACTATCATACTTTAAACAATTCTTATTATTATCAAGCGAGCATTGGCCACCTTCACCACTATTCCAATTTTCAAAGTGGATGCATTTTCTTTTCATTTCATTTGTTAATACCATAACATAATTTATTTATAACCATTTTGTATCTTTACCAAATTCTTCATCATCTGAAGCTTTATGTTTTACTTGATAATTGAATAATTCCATTTTATTACATTTCTTCCAATCATCATAATTTGTATATCCTAATATTGAACCTATAAATACAGAAGGACATTTAGAATATTCAATATTTGAATTTATTACTTCTTGTAATTCATCATCATTATATTTATTTTGTTCAAATGTCTCATTTAATTCTTTATATTGATCATTCTCTAAATGACGTTCTCTATATCGTTTTATCTGTATTGTTATAAATTGATTTATAAAATCCCAATTTCTATTTTTATTTCCATACACACAAAGCTTATGATTATTAGGTTGTTCATCAGGTACACATTTATACCAACCATGCTTATATCCTTTAATATAATCAAGATAATCTTTTCCTTGTTTTATCCAATAAGTATTAAGAATATTTCCTATTAACCAATCATCACATTTCTCTAAATATAAATAACTTAGTCCTTCAGTTAAAATAATATTAATTAATTTCTTAGATAGAATCATCCCATTACCACGCCCATATAGATAAAGTGGATAAGGACAAAATGAATTACTTAATGAATATAAATCTGAAGTCCATAATATTTCATCATTATCTAATTGTTGTATAAATTGATTTAATAATACTACATTAATATAAGTTGATGTATTAGTTCTAAATATATAATCATAATCATATATTTTATTAGCTAATTTAAAAGCATAATATGTTTTTTTGAATGTGTTCTTAATATCATCTTCACACCTTAAAGATAATAAATGTTGTTCCTTATCATATTTATGCTTAGGTATATTAGGATCTCCTCTATAAATTATATAATCTATATTATCAAATTGGTTTAATTGTTTTATCCATGTTTCTTTAATTATTTGTTCTTGTCCAATAAAAAAATCATCATTACAAGACATCACAGTGATTAAAATTTTTTTCATAATATATGTTTTATCATTTTTTATATTTAAATTAACCTGTGGGCACAGGATTAAACACAGGCATTATTATTTAGTTCTTTAAAATATGTACAAATCCAATAAGCATCAGCTATATCATCAATTTTAGGTAATAAGGCAATTTCTTTATAAGCAGTTTTAAATAATCCAACCATTACATCTTTAGAGCAATTACCATTTCCACTTGCAAATTTCTTTATTTCACCTGGTGTAAATATTTTAAGTTCACCAACATTATCTTGGTGTGATTTAAATAATTTATATAATCTATAACGAATAAGTGTTGATAATCCGGCAAGATCTAATAATGATTTTGTTTGACTTGATTGATAAGAAACTCCTTCCATACCAATATAAACCCTATCTAATGGTGAAGATATACTTGATTTAACAATATTCAATATATTATCAGTTATCAAAATATTATTAAGTAATTTACCCCATTCAAATTCATCATTATTTTCAGATTCTGATTTTTCTTTCTTATCATAAAAAACATAATCAAAATTATCTAAAGTTTGTGAATAAACTAAAGCTTTTTTAGTAACTTTATTAGTGATAATATAAAAATGTTCTTTAATTAATTTATTATCTTCACATAATTTTACACATATACCAGTACTATTAATAGATTGGTCAATACCTATATAAATTTTCACTTTTTTATAAAAAAAATATATTTAATTTTTAAAATAGTAAAAGCCCAGTATACTATTTACTGAGCCTTCTTTTTATTATATGATTTTTTATATTGTGTTGGTTTAATATTTAACCCATATTTCATTAAAAACTCATTTGATGAATTTGAACATTTAATAGGGCCAAATCTATAAAGATTATAAAATATCTTATCTAATTTTTTCTTATATTCTATTCTTTGACGAGGTGTCCATTGATATTTTTCAAACCAATTATCAGTTTTACTTAATTTAATAATTTCTTTATCAGATATATCATTCTTAATATATCTAAACATTCCAATTATTAATGAATAAATTAAAGATTTAGAAACAATATCAATTTCTTCATCATCAAAATCTTTGGTCATTAAATCTTGTAAATTATAAGTCTTGGGATCTTTCATATTAATTAAGTTTACTATATTGTTCAGAAATACGTTCAAGAAATTTATTACAATTTTCTATTAATAATTGCGCTTCATCCCTAATTTTAATTACATCATTAAAATCTTGTTCATAACATAAAGTATTGAAATAATCATTAGTATTTATTCTTTCTTCAATTCGATATTTTATTAAATGTCTAAAATGCATTAAATTACTTAATGATTTATCAAATATTTTTTTAAGCCATTTATCTACACAATTACCTTCCATTATTTCATATATAAAACTTCCTTACCATAAGTTTCAGCTGTAAATTTTTCAACCTTACAACCTTTTGAATTTTCCCATCCAGGACACATTAGAATTGCATCACATAATATTACTTGCTCAATATCTCTACCCATATAATATGCAGTACGTTCAATTGCTAAATGATTACCTAATGCTTCTTCATCAATTTGATTTGCATCTATTGGTGAAACATAATCATAATTATGATAATTTATTTGCAAATAAGTTTTAGCACATTCATTACGTTTATATACTGTATCTTCTTGAAATGCTATTGGTAATGATATATAAATCTTCTTTTTATTCATAGTTGACTATAACTTGATACTATTTTTTCAGGAATGTGTTTAAATAAACATTCTTCTTTCTTTGGACCCCATTCTTCTACCATTATATCATATGAAACATCAGAAGGATCTTCAAATGTCCCATAAGCATCTACAATATAAACTTTACCATGAAATAACCCTTCATTATCCAACATAAATTGGACCGAATCTCCAATTTTAAATTTTGGTTTACCTCTCATAATTATTAAAATGAAAATATTGTTGAACCTAATTTTATTTTTTGTACTTCTTTATTAATAACTTCATTATCATAAATAATTTCAGTTACTAATTCACCATCTACTAAAGAATGTGGCAAAGTAATAGTTGTCTTAATTTTTAAATTTTCTTTTATTTCCTTTTTTATTATATTTAGAATATATTGATTAATTTTAGGAGAAATTTCTCCATCATTATTTACAAAACTTAACACACTATTATAACAAATATTTTTATTAAAATAGTTAAATTATAAAAATTTATTTATGCCTATTTAAGTTTGTTAACATTTCTATATAATTTTTATTATCTAATTAGTAATAGGAGCCCAATCATATTCATTAAGGAAAAAATTAATTAAATCTTTATGTTTTCTATTAAGGATCCAATTATCTTCTTTCCAATTTATTTTAAATCTATCCTCATTAAAAAAGTATGTCCCAGTTAATTTACATACTTTTTTCTTATGGGCATTAATTCGATAAAGAGAACAACATAAATTATCCTCTTTATCAAATTTTGTCGGCTGAAAAATATATTTACCTGACCTAATTGAATTTGTCTTACTTCTTATCATAATCAGACATTTTAATAGTATATGTAGAATTCATATAAGGATTAAGCATAGGACCAAAACACCAAATGTTATCTTTATAACCGACATAAAAAGTATTTCCGTTCTCATTATCAGTTACCTTAAATGCAATCTTGTTATCCATAAGATGCTTACCAGTAATCTTACGAGCTACATCAAGTACTGCTTCAAAAAATTCCTTTATTGAAGGATCTCCATGAGTTCCATTAAACCCATTAAGTTCATATTCATCTGTTCTATTGATTACACAACAAGGATATGAAAAAAATTCAAGTACTGTAAAACGATTTGGATCAAACTTCATATTTTTTCTATTTTTAATTACATAAATAATATAGTAAATTTAATATAAAATTCAATTTATTATAGATAATTCTAATTTATTTATTATGATAAAATAATTAAAATTTACCCCACGGTGAACAAGCAGTAATCACTTCCATGGTTAATTTCTTTTTGTATACCTTTTCATATTTTGGTGCATAATATTCCATAATATATTTTAAGTCCTTTTCACGTGCTTGTTGCATTGCTTCTTTATTATTTGAATATATGCGATGAGTATAAGCATCATTATACAAATAATGTTTCAATTTCTTAATAACATTATCAAAGCTTTGAGTATTAATAGCATTCTTATTCATACTACTTAAACAATAATCCGAATGGCTATCCCAATATGATTTCCCATCTGCATTACCTTTTCTTATAGTTTCAGATTTACTTTCAACTTTAACAACATTATTTGTGTTTCTATCAACATAGATATACTTTATAACTTTATCTAATTTTGATGCTGAATTACCCCATTGTGCACCCCATTCATGATAATGATAAAAATACCCAGATATAATTATGTATCCTTTATCTTTTTGAAAATCAAATTTAATTGTATCTTTACTTGCAACTGGAATAAATTCTTCTAATGAATTATCTTCTTTTAATACATAATAACAATCAAATTCTGTATCTTCAATAATGTCTGCAATTGTATTACATATTTCTTTACATTTATCTGATAATTCATTTTTTACTTTATTATATTCTTCAATTGTTAATGGTGGATTATAATCTTCCAAGTTCCGATTCTTATAACGATATGTATTTGTTTCTTCATCAAATACATGAGATATCTTCTTATTATATCCTTTATCCATCAATTGGTGTTCAACAAAATTATTTGTCCAAATAAAATCAGAACTAAATTCAGTATGATTACCTAAATATGATGGTCTTAAATTTCGTAATTGACTTGAGGTAAATAATTTTGAATTTACAAATGAAGCAAAGAAATCATTTACTTCCTTTAACATTTCTTGAGCTTTAAAATACTGTTCAATAAAGAAATCGGCATTTTTAAAGTTATCATAATTTGTTACAACTAATTTTTTATTCATCTAAAATATATTTATGTGTATTACTTCTGTACCATATAACTAATGGATATCTATTTTCAGGAATTTTACTCATTTTCTCATAGTCTTCATGACAGTCTGCTATATCTTTACAAGATTCTTTAATCGCATTCTCTCGTAAGTTTAATAAATAATTATATTTTAACAAATGTTCTTTTGTTAATTCAATTCCGAACATTTTCTTAAATATATCTTTATTATGATCTATGATATCGTCATATATTGAATCTAATTCATCTTGGTCTTTTGCTAAATATGTTAACGTTCCACATGAACAAGATCCAGCAGTAAAATATTCTTTACGAATATATCCTTTATAATAGTTAGCATATTTATCTTCAATATATTCCTTTATTCGTGTATAAGGATTAATATAATTAAATGTATCTAAAGTATGATAATCATCCAATTCAACCCATGCATGAAAATGACATTCATGATGACCTAAATGTTTACCTATTTTTTTAGTTGATACATGTTTCTCTGATGTTTTTACATCTAATACATTATTGTTTGATGGATCAATAATAATAGTCTTAATAACCTTTGTAACACTCTCTTCTGCTTGAGAAAACGAACCATTAGATTGAAACCCATAAAAATAATACCCAGTAATAGATATAGACTTTTTGTCAAATGATATTTTTATTGTATCTTTTGCTGCGACTGGAATAAATTCATGAAGTAAATTATCCGAATCTAAAACATAATAACATGCCCATTCATTTCTTAATCGTATAGATATTTCATATAATATTTTATTTAAATTATTCATATCTATTGATTTAAGTTTTTTATAAGTATGCCTATTATATGAATCTATATATAAATCATGACGTGTTATTTCTTTGAACCAGCTATGAGATCCAAAATTATAATCATCAAATATTACATATTTTGGTTTTAATTTATATACTTCTTCTGAAGATATTAATTTTGACATATAAAAGGATTGAAAGAACTCCTTGATATTCTTCATCCTTTCCTCAGCTTCAAAATATTGTTCAATAAAAAATTGAGCATCTTTGAAGTTATCATAATTTGTAATTGTTAGTTCATTCATAATTAATCATCATCATAAGGGTGCCAACCATTGTGTACATCTAATTCAATTTCCCAATCTTTAATCAAGTAATTTTTATTCTCTACAAAATTACCAGTATTGACATCAAACCAAAACTCATTATATCTTCTTCCTTTATATTCAAAAGTTTTCCATCTATCTTTACGAGTTCCACCATCATATGTTTCTGTATATACAATTAAATACTTATTATCAGGAGAAATCTTAAATAGATAGTTGTTTAATGTTTCGTCATTTCCGAAATATTCAAAATTACCCGTTATTGGGTTGATTATATAATATCCAGGATTTTCATATTTTCGAATATAATAAGCCAGTTTTGATTTATAGTTAGATTGTGACTTATAATTTTCTTCATTAGCTAAATAATCTAATTCATTATAAAGTTTATATCGTTCTTCCTGCTCACTTTTTTGTTTAAGTAGGTTTTTTAATTCTTCTTCAGTTTTACTATTAAAATAACCTCGTTTTATTGTACCATTACATTTAGAAATCTTTTCTTCAATAGATGAATTATATTTAGAAACATAGCTTAAATCATATAGACTAATATAATATGGTCTATCAATATCATATTCAACATCATAAAATTTTTCTTTTTGATTCTTATCACATGCCCAATGACATTTATGTTCCTTTTCAACCTTAATCACAGTAAACCAATATCCATCTTTATCTTGAAGATGGGCACCTTTTACATAGTTATCATATTTAGGATCATTACTTGTAATTAGATGATGTTCTTTTTTATTTTTAAATCTTTCTACAATAACTTTGCCTTGAAATTTGTCAATATCATAATTATATACCAACTTAGACTTCAGGAATGATAGATAGAAGTTATTTACTTCCTCCATTATTTCTGAAGCCTTTTTATGTTGGTTTATAAAATATGACAAATCTTTAAAGTTATCATAGTTAGTAATAACTAGATCTGTCATATTTATATAATTATCCAAGCAAATCAGCAACCTTCTGCATATCCAAAGCAAACTTGTCGTCCTCAGAAAGGTTATTCTCAATAATTGTCTTAGCCTTCTTCAAATTAGCAATCTTAGCAATATTATCTAACTCAGCCTTACGAGTCTTAACATCCTCAATCCATTCACTTACCTTGTAACCACCCAAAGTAGGATCCACAACAGTATCAGTTACACCAAGCAACTTCTCTGCTTCACTAGTATTAGACTTCTGCCCAAGCAAATAAGTTGCAACTTCAACCAATTCTTTAAGAGTCTTTACTTTACTAATAATTGACCAACCTTGCAAATAACGTTCACCAGTTACATAATTGAACTTCTTATTAACACACTCATCAATCTGCTCATTGATCTTGTTCAAACTCTCTACCAAATTCTTCTTTGTAATGTTCATAATTTTACCTTATTTAAATGTTAAACTTATTAATTATTCTTCTATTTTATTCCAATCTCCACCACATTCACACCATTTCTTAGCTATTTCTTGTGCATAAGATTTATCATAAAATTTGTAATTACCCCATTTATCACCAATATCGATATTTCCAATCTTTACATACCAATGTCTTCCTTCTGGCCATTGGATAAATCTTACTTCATCATAATTATATTCAAATGGATAAATAAGTTCTTCCACCCATTTTTCCTCATCATAATTAGGATGTTCCTTAAATGGGCTATAAGCAAGACTATTTAAAAGATAAATAGGTTTACCAGAAAGAAATCTATCAATTCGATCTCTATATGTTCTATCTTCAAGTGAACATGCCGCTTCAACCCAACTCTGATCTTTCATTTTCATCTCAATTTCAACAACATTACGCCAATGAGATGAAGAATGATTTATACTATCAAGATAAGGTTTTCCATCAACAGAACTTTTGCGAATTCTTGTATTATCCCTAAAATCTTCAAATCCTTCTTTTATCTCACGACCACAAATTTTATTGAAATGGTCAATTACATCCTGTAAACATTCGGGTTTGAGATACCAAGTTTTGTTGAATTTTACGAAGTGATACATATTATTTCTTTTTAGGTACAATTTTAAATGTATGTGGGCCTTGATTAATCTCTACATTAAGAATATCAAACATCTCAACAGGGAATTGATAACGATAAACTATATAATGCTTATTATGACGATGCTTACCACGTTTAAATACCTCAATATTATATCCAAATACATATTTCTCTTTACCATGTCTTAGTCCATCAACCCAAGCAGTTCCAAATCTACTTGAACAACAAAGGCACATTCCTCGATAAGAAGATCTAAATCTCTCCTTAGCATCTCTTGTTGTGCCGTAACCAGTAAGAATAGTAGGCTTAATTCCAATAGTAAATTTCATATCTTTATTATTTAATTATTACAAATATAATATAGTATTTTACTTACACCAAATGGTCATCTTATTCTCAAGATAATCAATAAATATTGATTTAACACATAAATAAACATCTAAATGAGTATTCTTATCTCTAACTCGAATACAATCTCCTTTTCGTGGAATCCATGTAGAAAATTTCTCAAGCATATCATCATCCATATAGGTATGATAAGATGCAATATACTTCAAACGAGTTGCAAACCAATTATCCTTAATGATTTCTACTTCCTTAAACTTCATATTAATTCTGTTTATTTTCAAAATACTTATTAATATTCTTTATATAATTAGCATCATCATCAATTTCTTTATCACCAATATATATATCAACCATATTGAAACCAAATATACTTAATTCATTACGAAGATCAACATATATATCTTGTAACAATCTAAATGTTTGATAATAGATTTCATCAATAGTTATATATCTAACATTATAACGAACAGCATGTTCAATTATATTTTCAATTGTTAATTTCATTTGTCCATCAATATTTTTAATAGAATCATCTTTAGGACAAATTTTAATCGTCAATGGAATATAAACCGTAAGTGATTGGTCATCCAAACATGTATAAGTTTTTTCGAATTTAAAAATTTTTTTCATATATTTAATTAATTGACAATTATAATATAGAATCAATTATATAAATTTCAATATTTAAATGTTAATTATTGATAAAATGCTTGTTAATATAAAGATGTGGCTAATACCATTTATCATTAATTTTCAAATCCTTTGGAAGAAGTTCAATTTTATTCATATGCGACATAAATTTCTTTTATATGTTTTAAATCAATTATATCTACTTTATTATAATATAATTGGAGTTGTTCTTTATAATTTTTTGCAAATTCAATATTTGGACATTTTCTATATTTCATAATTAATCATTATAAGGAAATTTGATTTTATATTTAATATATTTTTCTCTTTCAATTTTTATCTTATTCCACTCAGCTTCTCTATATTTTATTACATCCCCAATTGTTTCAAGTTTACTAAGACCATCCCAATAATCTACTGGATAAAAATAAGGATTCCATTTATCATCACAAGCATGTTCAAGTTGTTGCCATGAGTTATGAAATAATCTATTCCACCACGATAGTTGTTTTGGTTGAATTCTCCAGTAATAACTTCTAAGCTTACTAGTCTCTTGATTCCAAAACAATTCAATTTTCAAATTTTCATCATATTTCATAATTAATCCAATCTTGAAATTATTTCCATCTCAATTCCTTTTGACTTTGCAAACTCACGAACGGTATGATAATAGGACAGCTGCATATTCTGGTCCTGAGTCCAAATTGCCTCAAGTGGACAACCAATATTCTTATAATAATTACGCTCTTTAATAGTAAACTTCTTTAAGAACATTTTCTCAATTTCTCTCGAACGAAATTTTGATTGAGCTTTATCAATTTCCTCAGCTCGTTTATTATTTTTTCGATATTTAAAATATGTAAATCCACAACCAAAACCAATCATTGCAAAACGTTTTTTCTTATCAGCAGGAACATGATCATCATCTTCAACAACCGATTTTAATGAAAGCGACTTAACAGCTCCAGCAAACATCTCATCAAAATGTTCCTTCAGATAATCAAGAAGTTCAGCAGAAAGACTCTTGTTTGACTTCTTCTTATAATCAGGATTTCCAAGCTCCTGAATTAGCTTAGCTGCTTCTTCTTTTGAAAGAATCTCATTACGATAATCTTTCTTGGTGATGCAATAAAGAGCCCATCTTTGTCTTGGTGTTGCCGAATTTTCCATTTAATAACTTATTTAAATTACATAAATAATATAGACAATTGATAAAAAAATTCAATTTAAATAAATAAAAAATGGGAATTCTTAAAAATTCCCATATCTATTATGCTTCATTTTTTATTTGTTTATCTTTAAAGAAATCTAAAACATAATCACATAAATTATTTATATCTTCTTTATTAAATCTTAAAATATCATCATTATTTAATTGATCTTCATATGATTTAATTATTTCATTTTTATTAATAATATCTAATTCTATTTCTTTATATTTAGTAAGTAATGAATCATAATCAGCTTGAGCTGCAAATTTTTCATTTTCACAATCATCATAAAGATGATTTAATTTTTTTATTTTTGCTTCTAATTCTTCAACTTGCCCTAATAATTCAGCTTCCTTTTCTTTAGATGCCTGATCTTTTGATTCAATTTTATGGTTTAGATTTTCAATTTCTTTATCTCTATCAATACAAGTATTTTCTACTTCTTTTAATCTTTTTTCTAATTCTGGAACTTTTTTATTAATTACTTCAGTTTCAAATTTTTCTTGTTCCTTATATTGTGTTTCTAATTTACGATATTTTTCAATCCATTCATCACGGGCAACAGTTACCTTTTTAACTTCTTCATTAGATTGGTTAAATTGTGCTAGTAATGTTTCAACTTTTTCACTTAAAGTTTCCTTTTCAGTAACTAATTTATTCCATTTTTCTGTATCAATTACTTCTTCTTGTGGAGTTCTACTAATTTGATCTTTTAATTCTTCATTCTCTTTTGTCAATGTTTCTATTTGAGCTTTTTGCTCTCTAAAAAATTTCGCTGCATTATTAAGTCTTTCATTTAATTTTGCATTATCCTGTTTTAATTGTTCAATGTTATCCATATATATGTAATATATAATTTTATTTAAAATAGAAAAAGGAACTGAACTAATTCAATTCCTTATAGATATACATATTTGTTTTTATTACATTTTTGTTCTTGTTTTAAATTTAAAACTCTTTTATATTCATCATAATTAACTAATTTCCAATCTTCTTGCCCTTCATAATAATTTACCCAATCCAAACATTCTTTTAAAAATCTTTGTAATTCATATTCATTATGTGGTGAAATTGATGTAAGTTTATATGATGTTGAAAATGTTTTATAATTTACCGCATATACTTGTTCCCATTGATATGAATCACCAAATAACCACGAATTGTTTTTTCTTTTTATTTCTGGGTGATACCAATATTTTCCATCTACATTATAAGATGATTTGCATAAACGAATATGTTCTTTATCCATTATTTTCTTTTAAATTATTTAATATTTCATTTTCTATATCATCAAAATATCCATATCCATATTTCTTACAAAGTCTATATACCATCAAGAAATTTTCGGCCATCTTTTCCCAACGTTTATCTTGACCTTGGAATCTCTTATCTTCATCACCTGTATAGTATTTGTAATCAACTAATTTCTTATATCTTTCATAAGACAAATCACCACCACTTACATATTCAGCTAAAGCTGCATATTCTTTATATTGAGGCCAAAGTTTCTCATCAAGATATTTTCTAGCTTTAGCACATGATTGTACAATCTCTTTAAACTTCTTATTATTAGTTGAATATTTAATCTTTGGAAATATTATATTCTCTGGTGTCTCAACAATAGCAAAATCATTAAACTCAATAAATTGATTATAAAATACTCTTTTGAAATTAATATTAAAAACACTTTCATCAATTTCTTTAAGCATTTTCTTAGTCAACTTTGAATCATCAATATTCTCATTATCTTGGTGGGCACATACAAACTTAACGATATTGACAAAATCATCTTTAGTAATATTTCTATTTACTTGGGACTTAACTGAATTAAAACCAGTAATAGTAATTTTATCAGCAGTTGTACCAATAACACTCATTAGTTCAACACCCATATCTACTATAGATTGAATCTTATCAATCATAGACAAACTATCATTAATAAAACCATATTCGACATATTGGTCATACAATATTTTCAATGAATCAAGTCTTTTAAGATAATGGTCATATTCTGCCTTTGTCATCCATTTTTGAGTACCACTCTTTAATGTAACTAGAATTTTTCCTTTTCTTTCCATACTATATATCTATTTAACATTCAAATATAATATAGTATCAAATATATTAGATTCAATTAAATAATGTTAATACGTTCTTGTAATTCTTTAGAATATTGTTCTTTTGTAGACATATAAAGATTCCAAAAACAAGCATCAAATATATATGTTACACACCAATCACCATCATATCTAACTCCTCTACCAATACCTTGGATAATCTCATTAGATGTTGTTGAATTATACCACAATGGATAGAATTTGATTTTTTCTTTAACATATCTATCACCAAGACTTGGGTATGGAACTTTCATAATGATAATAAATCTACATTCATCACCAGGTAAATCAATACCTTCAGCCAAGGTTGGACCAACTAATATTGTATTACTTGATATTTGGTGTAGCTTAATCATATTATTCTTTTCTCTTGATCCATTATAAACTAACATTCTTTGTTTAACTTCAAATGGTGCTTCCTCATATAATCTTTTTGCTATATCATAAGACCCAGTTTGAATAATACCACGTTGATCTTGAAATTTAGTCTTACAAATAGAATAGATAATTGTCTTTAAATGATTAAATGATATATCTCGTTCTTTAAGAGACATCTTGAACTTGTTCAAAAAATGAACAGGTGACTCAGTAAAATCAAATGTAGAAGGAATAACTTCCATTATCGATTTCTGATCTTGTGTATATGAGAATCCCATATTTTCATCGAATGCTTCGTGACCACCTATAGTTGCCGACAGCATCACTCTGAATTGGGCCTTGTTCAATAAATACTTATAGACTAAATAATCTTCTTTCAAACATCTAAACGTACATACAGGGCCTTCCTCCTTTCTATTATTAGGTGCTATCTCTTTTAATTGATAATCTTTTCCACAAAATTCAATAAGATCACAATATTCACCAAACTCAAGGGCATAATCCCAAAACCAATTAGATATACTAAACATATGTAAATCTTCTTTAGTGATATTCTCTTTATTGTTTTTTGCTAAAGTTATCTTATTACGAATATCATCACATACTGGAACGAATTTTTGAATTAAATGGTCATATTTCTCCCTATAAATCATATCTTCATCTTTTCGTGTTTCTGGATTACTTAATACTTTCCAACATTCATTAAATTGATTTATAATATCTTTTCTGGAAATATTCTTTAAAGCATTAGATGATCCATCCTCACCAAAAGTATCATTAAATAGATCTAATTCTGGTTTATTTACATAATCATAAATCTCTAATAATATATCTAAATCTTTTTCTTTAATATGGGCATGTACTCTTTGCTCAACTATACCTGGAATATTATGACACTCATCACAGAATATCACATCTCTATATTTAAATTGATAAGGATTATTATCATCTGGATTAATCATCTTAAAAGTTTGTATAAATAACTGATATGTCATTAAACAAACCTTAGACTTAATTGCTTTTTTACGAGATTTAACATATTGGCATGTATGGGCACAATCATATCCATATTTTTGAATAGTATTTAAATTATACATAGATGCCCACGATAAACCGGCTAAAGTACAATCGGCTAAAGTAATATCTTCCCCATTCAACATACATTTATAATTACCAATCTTTCCTTTAAGCATAGCAATACCAGTTCTTTTATGTTTATTCAAAAAATCAGAATATTGCTCCCAAAGGAATAAATCACTAACTAAAATATATGAAGTAATATCAAAATAATCTGCTAATACACCCGCTGATATAATATTTATTAATGATTTACCAGATCCAGTTGGTGCTTCTACAACATAATTATGATTACCATGTGAAAGTATATTATCAATTATATTGACAATACATTCTAATTGGTATTGTCTAAATTCAAAATTTATACTAATCTTATCTTTTACCCATTCTTTAACATATGACGTGATTTGTTCTTTATTATATTTAATTTCCATAAATAAAAAAAATTACTATATTATTGTTAATATAGTAATTTCTAATCATTTATATTATTTAATTCTTATGTAAAATTGCAGCTATTTCACTTAATATAACTACTATCATAAGAAATAAAAAGAATGTTGTCCAAGGATATTCATTTATTACTTCATAAAATTCTCTCATTTCTTTGGTACATTATATACGGTATCTACTTTCTTTTCACCACAATCCCAGGAATCCCAATATTCACCATTAATAACAGTTACTTGGTGTTGACGTACATGAAGAATATAAGTGCCATAAGGATGAGACATAGCAAATTCATTTACTGTAATACGATCCTTACCCTTAATATTTTTCTTATTGTACTTCTCATCAACCCAACAATTAAATTCCTCTGTAAGAACTTTCTCCGATACATATTGAATCATTGAAGAATTTTCTTTAGCTACCTTTGATGCAATATCAAATGCTTTATCCCAAGAAATTCCAAATGCTGCACAATATGAACGAAGTGTGCAATCTCCAATATTACGTGATTTTGGATTAGGATTAAATTCATGCCAACGCTTATTACCTGCCATAAGTTTTACACAAGTAAGTTCATTATCCTTAATAAACTTAATAACCCCTTCATAATCCTTATGGAATTTTATTTCTGGTTGGCCATTCTCAAAATATACAGTTACATTTTCTTCATTAATAACCAATGTAGCTTTATTTTCAAAATCACTATTAACTAATGAATATACTCCACTCTCAGAAAAATCAATAGCCGAATTTACATAAAAAGTTGTTTCTTTATTCATAATTATCTATTTATCATTTTATTATACTTATCACAAATTTTCTTACTTACTCTCCACATATCCATTAAAAAACATATAGGCCAAAATATAATTATAGATAACATTAAATCACATGCCATCCCTTCTTCAACTTCACCTTTTAATTTTAATTTCTTATAGTCAGCTTTATAATATTTATACCAATAATAAATACAATAAATTATACCAACAATAAAATAAATTAATGCAATTAAATTTTTTGTACTCATGCTATTATAAAATTTAATATAAACATTTTAATATTATATAATATAGTTATAATTGATCTAATAAATTTAACTATCCAAAATTCATTATTCTAAATATAATTTATTATCTATAATATATCTTTTAACTTCCTGATTAGTATAATCTAATACTTGAAGATTACCATTTTTATATTTTTCTCTAATATCACTTGAATGGTAATCAAAATTTCCTTTGAGTTTAATTATTTTTGAATATTTACAATGTTTAGATAATTCATTTATATATTTTGAATTATCTTTAGAAGACATCAGTATTAAGAATTTATTGTTTTTTAATAGTTGTTCGGAATTTACCCAAGCATTATTAACAATTTCTTCTAAAGTTTCACCAGTTATAATCCACCAAAAATCATCTTTAATATAATCATCTTCATTAGAATGAAAATAATCGATTATCTCATATGTATAATTATGTTCAATACCATTTTCTATATCATCAATTAAAACTTGATTTTTATTTACTAAATTCATAAACATTAATTTACACATCTGATATCTATGATTAAATGGCGTTGATTTAGTTTTATTTGGATTTTGACTTGTTGGAATTACATGAATTTTATCTATTCCAAATTTATCCATTAACTTTGAATCAATAACCGACTTAACACATTTATAATGACCTAAATGTGGTGGATCAAATGTTCCTAAAAATATTGCTTTACTCATCTTTCATCGTTTGTTTTATATCTTCAATTATTTTACTTTTTATATTTGTATAAAGCATATTGTCTTTAAAAAATAATTTATCTGTTATAAAATTACATACTTTTTTTATCATTTCTTCTCTCTCAATCTCCACAGCCCTTCTTGCCTGGTCAGGAGTGAGCCAATCATAGAAAATGTGGTTATGATTACATGTTTTATTATGGCAGTAACCTATTTCATTGCTACAATTCCTTGTACAGTCCTGTATGAATTTCTCTGCTCTACTCATCTTATATTAATTGAATTACTCTTTATATCAAATTGAATGACAGTTGCTTTAACCTTATTATTTGCAAATGTAACTTCACAATCAGGATAAATCTCTGCAAATGTATTCATTAATTTTGCTACATCTTTAATATTCATAACTTAATCATTTAATGCTTCATCAATTATTTCTTTAGTCTCTTTCTTGAATTTAAATCTTCGTTTCCCATTCTGAACTTTACGATCATATGTCAACATAGGCATACGTCTATGTTTTACACATCTATTATCAAAGCAATCACCATATTCACCATTAAAATCAACACCATACTTCTTAAATTCTCTTGTTAAATTATGGCGAACTGTTTTGTTAGGGTGCCTACTAAATTGCCTATTTAATTTATTATGATCATCCTCATTTTCTGTTGTATGTGAATAATCATAATTATAATTTTCTGTAGAATTCATTTCACCAAATATTGAATCTTTATACCCATTTGGAAATTCAATATTCTTATTAGCTTTTGTAATTTTATATTTTGAAAAATAACTTTTACTCATAATTAAGAATTACAATAATAATTAATATCTTCTGCAAATCTTATAAATGCATCTTCATTCCCATGACAAATATCATAAATTAAATCATCAACATTATCTTTATCAAATTCCATAATATCTGTATAGAAATTTTCTACAGAACGATTAAATCCCCTATCTCGTTCATAACATACTTCAATTATGTTTACTAATTGTTGATGTGTAAATTGATGAGTTAATTTACTATTTAAGTCAATTATATCTATGATATTCATAATCTAATAATTCGTCTTCTAATTCCTTTTGTAATTGTTTACGTAATTTATTTTGACCTGCCTTACGAACATGACCAGATTTACGAGCTCTTCGATTACCATAAGGCTTATTCTCATCTCCCCATGAACCTCCTACAGGATATAATGAACCTTGCTTATAATTACAAGGCATACAATTATTTAATAATCTCTTCCCTGTTGACATTTTCTTTTAATTTCTTTACTTCATTTTTTAAATAATCAATTTCATTCTTAAACCATTTAATCCAAGCATATGCAATACCAAGGATAATAGCTCCACAAACCCATCTAAATTCAACCAATTTATCTTTACTAATAAATGATGTAATAAGAATTGTTGAACTAATAAAACCTATTACAAAATCCCAAAATATACTAAATAAATACTATTTCTTCCTTTCATAGACTTTTATATATTTTTTATTTTGTTCTTGTCTTTTATTGGCTCCCCACATACTTTCTTGGGTATGTCTTAATGTTGAAGCAGAAAATGAAATTATAGCTCTCATAGTTATCCTAAATTATTTTTATTACATCAAATTATCAGTATACTTTGAATTAAATTCTTTAAAATTATTATACCAGAATTCAATCAACTTACGCTTCCATTTTACAGGAGCATAAAGCTTTGTGGTCTTAGCATGATTAAATGCCCATTTATAATTATCAAATTCATCAACAGGAATCCATTTTACTAAATCAACTTCATTCTCCTCACCACCTTCTTTCTTTACATAATGAGGAATAATCTTACCAAGGAAAGCTGTATGACGAATTGTTACATTTCCGTTATTACATTCCTCAGGTTCAGTCTCAACATGTACAACTTTTAAATCATCGGTATCAATTTGGAATCCACATTCTTCAAGCATTTCACGAGCTATACCTTCCTTTGAATTCTCATATCTCTCGAGGAATCCACAAACAGCATTCCAACATCCTTGATAATCTGGTGTACCAGGTCCTCGTAAATTAGCAAGAATTGAATATTTACCATTTACAATAGCATATACAAATCCCGATACTGCACAAAAACGACCACTAAAAACTGTCTTAGGTTTGCCTTTACAAGTATAATGAACATAATCATTTTCATTACTTGTGGTGTCAATAACATCTGCTGGTAGCCAAGCCTTATATGGGAAATTTTTACCGTACTTTTCCAAACGTTCTTTATTAGGTCCTGTAAAAATCATATTTTTATTATATTTTATTTATTCAATATTTAATATAGTTAATTACTTAGAATATTTTTCACGTGGAATAACAACTGGCAATCCTTTACGTTTATATTCAGTCCTCTTAATTCTATTAATAACATCATTAACAGTATGATAAGTTACTTCATTATTATCAATATCATATTTGTCTCGAAGTTCCTGAATTATCTTATCACGTTCATCTGGGAACTGTGTAACTGCATGAAGATATGTCTGAATAATATCATCTACCTTTGTATAAGCATCAACATTCTTGTCATGAACAAATGCAGGAGCAATCTGACCCATATCACCAAAATCATTTACACCGTTACCATCAGTTGGACGAATACCAAGTGCATGATCCAAAGCCTTAATTTTATTACTGATATTCTCCATTGCAACCTTGTCATCCATATAGTCAAAAGAATCTGGACTCATTGGATAATGATGTAAATCATGTTCATACTTATCACGAATATATTTTGCCAAACCATAAATCTCATGTTTCCAAAGACCTCCAATAGGATTCAAATCACAAACATCTCCATGAATTGTAAAGAAACCAAGATAATGTTCAGTAAGATTATCCGTGTCCATTACAAGACCTTTAGTATAATTTGCTAGGTCATAAAGATACATCATACGGAGACGAGCTTTAATATTACCAAGACCAATTGTCGTTGGAGAATGACGCTGAGAAAAACTAGCTTTCATAAATAAAAACTCCTTTTGAAGATTCTCAGTCCAATACTGTCCTTCCTTACAAAATGCTTTCATACAAGCGGTCGCAGAATTATTTTCATCTATTGTATTTGATGTACAAGGAAGACTTATTCCATAGAACTTAAGTTCAGGATTTCTCTTCTCAACCTCATGACATATTGCCGCTGTCACAGTAGAATCAATACCACCAGAAATACCAAGAATCATAGCCCATACATTATTTGACTCCATGTAATTCTGAGTCTCCTTAATCATCGTATCAAAAATCTTTGCGTAATCCATTTTTATTGTCTTTTATTTTCTTTTATTGTTCTTTATTATTTAAATTGTGGGAGTTTATCATATAGTTCTTTAATACAATCTTTAATTGAATCTGCGAAATATTTGTTAAACTTGGGATAAATATATTTAATGGTATCATAAGTATAATATTCTTGGGTATCACACCCATCATAATATGCACCTAAAAAGAAATTATCACAAGTTAAAATGTACCAAATTGCTTTTAATCGTTTCATAACTTAATGATTTTACCAGTCGACCAATCTGTTTCAACCTCATTAGGAAAATTTTCATCATGCATAGTACTTAGACTAAACAATGCTTTTCCAACTTCTGGGTGATATATACCTTCCTTATTAAACCAAGGGTCATTTATTGTAAACTTAATATATTTGAAATGATAATTACCACAAGGAGTACCTTTAGTTTCTTTATCATCTTTAATATACTGTTCAATTGCATCTCTCATATATTTTTTATTAGAGAAGATACCAAAAACCATTGAAGCACGAATTACTAAATACATAATAATTTATTTTAACGAAATTTCCAAAACTTAAATGTATAACTTGTAGTGGATTCACCCATTTTATGAAAATACCTATCACCTTCACTATCTCTTTTGAGGAGTTCTTCAAGAATTTCAATTGTTGAAATTTTAGACCAATCTATCATAATTAAATTAATTTAAGTTCAACTTCTTTCCAACCAAAACTATCACAAAAATAATATTTATTATCAATTTTAACAATATCACTTACAGAAAGAGAATGTCCATGAAAATCTTCTGGATGATTAAGATTAAAAATCTTAAATATTTCTTCCAAAACTTCAATTATATCAGTAAAATTCTTAGTATTAATATCACCAGAATAAACTGATTTATAATTTTCAATATGAACATATTCACCTCTTTTCTTTAGTCTGTCAAGAGAAGTAAATGCATACTTACAATAGATTTCTTCTTCCTTTTTGTTATTAGGGAATGGGATTTGATAAATTGTATATTTCATATTATTTCATTATTTACATATATAATATAGAAAATGTCCTTAAAAATTCAATTTTAAGGACAATATTTTTATTTATTTACTGCATGTATTTCTGAAATACTATTAACAATTAATGTTGGTTTACCAATAAAATCATCTAAATCAAAACAATTACAATATGACATTGCCGATTGTAAATAACTTATCATATTTTCTACCCAACCAGCTAACGTATATTTAACAGGAAGCCATTTAGTAATTCCTTCAGCTGTTTTTGTTTTCTTTCCATTTATAGATTTCTGTCCATCGGCGGAAGCCATACCAAAGAACTTAACATCAATAAGCCCAATACATTTTTCTTCTGTTAATATTTTTTTACGTTCATTATATTTTCTTAATGCTTCAATATATTCTTTAGATGTTGTTCCAAGAGATAATTCAAAGTTATTTAATTCTTTAAACCAAGGTTCTAATAAATGGATCCAATAAGATTCTTTATAATACCCATATACATTTCCTTTTGAATCAACTCTAAAGTTTTCATATTTATCTATTGGTAACTTGATATAAGTTTTTTGATTAATTGTTTTATTAACTTTATCACCAGCAGATTCTATACATTGAGCAAATACACTACCAATCATTACATAATCAGCACCTAATGCTAATGCTTTAATAACATGATCATAATTACGAATTCCACCATCTGCAATAATTTTTGGTAATTCATAATCATACATTGGTGCGGTATAAGGAATAGTTTTTATTGGCTTCTTTTCTTTAATTAATTTTTGTTTAACTTGATAACATTCATCAATAAGAGATGCTTGTGGGTAATGGATAGAAACATTAGATGAAGTTATGCACCCGGCCCCAGCACCGATACCAACTCTAATATAATCAACTGCACATTTCTTTTTACCATTTTTATCATAATATATAGCATTATCACAAATCCATTCATAAGTTTTAGAATTTGCTATATTACCTGTCATAATTGTTAATTTATAATCATATTTATCTGCTAATAGTTTTGCTGCTCTACAAGTTTCATATAATGATTTCATATGACCATTTGCAATATCAATAACTACAAAATATGCTGTTCTAAAATCATCAGCCATTTTTTCTGCATTATCTATAAATAATTCGTTAAACTCTTTTAATGATAATGCTACCCAAGTTTGATCTTTTAAATGTAACTTACGAATTTCAAAATTAATATTTCTTGGTAAAATAGGAATTATACCATTATTTATAAACTGATCTAAATTTTCTACTCCTACCACACTTGCCATTGGTGCTGTAAATATTGGTAACCATTTATTTGAAACAAATGGATTACATCTTGAACGAGATGAAACATTAGAAATTATTTCTGGTACTAATGTCAAATCATTATAAGAATATCCTTTTATATTTTGTATCATCCTCTATTATATATAAATATATTTAATCATAATATCTCCAACAATCATGTTCTGTATTTAATATATAATCAAAATGTTCCATTAACTCTTCTTCTGTATCAAAAGGATCCATTTGATCATACCCATCACATATTATACAATAAAATTCTTCTTTATTTATTTCATTATTAAAATATGTAAAACCAAGTTTAACTTTAGTTCCTTTAATGAAATATTCACAATAATTCTTTATATCTTGTTTATCATAATATTCAGGCCAAGTTCCTGGTTGTTTATCAATTATTTTTGCTATTTTATTTTTCATATTTTTTACCAATTTGATGTATCTGTTATTTCATATTTAAAATCACTTGTTTGAACACTAATAATATACCCAAGCCCGGTTCCCATAAAACTAACTTCTATTTGTTCACCTTTATCTACAACATATTTTTCCCATATTGCATTAAATCTATAAAATTCTACTTTATTAAATGATGGACCATATTTACAGAATTTTTCATAATCTTTTTGAAGTTTATCCTCAGGAATATCTAATTTAATATCTGTATCTTCAAGATTTTCTTTGATATTACAACCATGACATCTTATTAATTTATCAAATATATCCCATTTATTATTCGATTTATATGTAATAGATGTTCCTCCTCCAATAGTACCAAATTTATTAAATCCTGTTGTTTTATCAATTCGACAATCTTTATGATCTTCAACAAATTTAAGATAATGTTTATATTGATTAAATGTCAACTTAAACATATCTTGATGAAATCCATAAACCCTTTCTAATTCTTCAGTTTTATATTCGTTTAATGTATCATTATTAATATAATCATATAAAACTTTGATAGAACTATCATCATTAAATTTATATAATTTATCTTGTGCCATAATCTAGTTTGTATTTAAAATGGTATTTCTTCATTTTCAAATTCGTTAAATTGAATTGGTAATGATTCATTTTTATTTATCTTATTATCTTTATTCTCTTCTTGTGGTGTTAAATAAGAGAATAATTGATCTCTCATTTGATTAGTATTTTCTTGCTTACGCATAAATCTATCATTAGACTTATCTAACTCACTATAATTGAAATAATCAAATTCTTTATGGATTATTTCTGGTAATTCATTAATAACATCTTCTAACTTAACCTTTTCATTATGTTCAAATTCAGGAACAATTTCTTCTTCCTCTTCTTTATTATCATCTTCTTTCATATCATCCATAAGTTGTTGTAAGAAGAATGTTTGTGTATTCCAATCCCCATAGATATTATTCAATTGTTGTTTATTTTTCCAAATTAACTCAAATGGTTGAATTGTAATAGTTCCATTCTTTGGTTTTGAATGTACAATAATAATATCCCAATATTCTTTTACTAATTCAAACATTGTTTCAGCATATTGTAAATCATCAACAATAAGATTCTTAATTGAGTTACACCATTTACATGTCCATTCAGCTAAGAAAACTTCAATATCATGTTTTGTAACTTGAGGATTTTCTGATGCCCAGTTTTGTGAATCTTTAATAAATTTTAAAACTGGAAAATCAAGTCTCTTCTTTTTTCTAGATGATTCTATATTTACGAATCTTTGTATTCTCCTAAGTTTTGTAAAATTCAATCTATTATTCTTATAATCTATGCAATACTCATAAATATCTGAAATTGTTTCGCAATCATAATGTTTATAAAGACTTAATATAACTGGAATATGTTTTTCCAATATCTCAATATCTTCAACATATAGATCATTTTCTTGTCGTATCTTTGCATTTTCTAAATCTTTATCTTTAAATATTGAATAATTACCACGAAGTAATTCTCGATACATATCAATATTACCATCAGTAATATGATTCAATAATGTTCTAACTTTAATTGTATCTTGATTAAATTTGATATTACGACAAGCTTTCATAAATTCATTAATATTTTCTTTAATAGAATCATCAACTGCTTTATCACTTGTTATACATTTGACATTATATCCATAATAACGCATTCCTTCCATCATTACATCTAATTGCTTAGAATAATCAGAATATCGTTCCTCAAATATCTTTAATTTATATGTTGTCTCATCAATATAATATTTACAATCATTCTCATCATATTTAAGATATTTATTTGCACTTAATAATGAACTAATTAATGGGTTATATTTTGATTCTTCTTCATTACGTTCCAACATATCATTACAAGTCTTTACTAAATCCCTCGCAAACATCAAATCCTTTTGATTAAAATTCAAATCTAATGGTTGTGTATAGTAATAATTAATTGAAGATCCATTATTATCATGTAATGGTAAATATATCTTGATATATAAATCATTATTTCTTAATCTATTTGCAAATTGTTCTATATCTTGTGGAATCCATGTCTCATTAAAATATACTGAAAATGGTAATCTATCACAAATATCCACACCTACAGAAAGATATGTTGAACAAAATACTATATCATTATCACCAACTGTCTTATTTATATTTATATTATCCATTGATTCTTCACCATATTGAGACTTCTTATAATAAAATGCCTTAATTGGTCTTGTATAGTTTCTTTCATTTAATATCTTTGTGATAATTCCTATTACTTGATCAAAATAAAGATTACCATTATTTGTTGGAAATAATATCTTTCTATTTTCTTGAATATCAGTTGCCATTGAATTACACATATCAAGTAATTGTTCTGTTGGTGAAGGCACTAAATTAACAATACATTCTTTAATACGAATATCTTCCTTTTTTACTTTAATATGTTTGATATTAGGAAAGAACAGCATTTCACCTGTTGGTGTACCAGTCATCATGATAATCTTAGCCTTACAATTTGCGAGACGTTGAATTGTTGGGCCCATTACATCTCTATATGAACTAGTAAACAAAAGATGTGACTCATCAATTACGATATATTCAAATTTAGCGGTATCTAATTCAAATACATTTAATCTAGAAAACTTATCAATTGTCATTGACATATTTTGACTACCAAGAATATCTACTAATGTTGGTCTTTTATTACCATAATAATATAACCAATCTGAAGTCTTCTCATCCGCTTCTACTTTTGCTTTAATAGTTGATGTAAATGGTAAAATCAATAATGTTTTCGCTTTTAATGATTTGATCATTTCTGTCTTACCATAACCAGCACCAGCTTCTAACAAAGTTATATGTTCAAGATTCTTAATAATATCATCTTTAATATCACTTAAATATTGATCTTTACGAAGATATAATATTGTTTGACTAGATTTGCTATTTAATATATGAATAGGATCTGTCTTAGTAGAAGCATTAGTTAATTCTTCTTTAAGTTCTTCTACTTTTTCTTCTTCATCATTATCTTTGACTTTAATATTAAATCCATGATAATTATTCAATTCATTTATAGCCCATACACTTATTGGTTTATTATGAATAGCTGCCGTCTTAACATCTCCTCGTAATTCTCGTGGACTAGTATCTTTACATATACCAACTAATAGATTAAATGCTTTTTGTTCACCGAAAATTGAAGTAAGAGTATTTGCTAATTGCCAACGTTGAGCATGCTTATAGTGTTTCTTACCTTTAGATTTAGATAAGTCATATTCATTAACATTATCAATATTAGATATTTCTATATTTTGTGATTTACTAAAATTATCATTAATAAACCACTCTAATTTTGAAAAAACTTGAACTAAATCGGGATGACTAATCCAATTAATACTTTCAATTCCTGTATTGAATGCACTTTCAAAATTCACATCTAAACGAACATCATTGAAATTTGTACTCATCATAGCATCATCAGATGATATGAAAATACCTTGTTGTGGTTTAGCCATTGCCATATCCATATACCCAAATATATTCTCTTTAGTATATCCATACTTTTCCATATATTTAGATAATATAATATAAACATATGAATATTTATGTCTGAAATTACAAAGATATTCTACTTTACGATTCTTGAAATCTACTGATATTGGTGTTATCTTAGTCCAAACATGTAATGATTTTTTAGATGCTGACTTACAAATACCAATAAACCAATGAAACTTACTTAATTCATTAAATAAATCATTTTTTAATCCATTAGCTATTTTCTCATCTTTAATATCAAGGTCTATAATCTGTAATCCATTCCAAATTTGAAATGATACATCACCAATAGGACGATTATTTGTAGAAGTTGAATAAACAACTTTACGATTAGCTTTTTCTACTTTTGCATACTCTTCATCATAAAGTAAATCATAAATTTGTTTCCAGTTCCAAACAATACCTGCCTTTTCATAAACACTATTCAATACAAGACATTCTATCATCTGTAATTGGTCTTCAAAAAATGATTGCTTTTCCTCTTCTGTACAATCTGAATATAATATATGTGAATATTTATTTAATTGGATCTGATTTTCTATTTCATTATATTCTTTACTAATACAGCTAAATGATTCAAGAATATCTGTCAATGATTGTTTCTCTTTATTCTTGTAAATCTCATTTACCTGTTTGATTCTATTAAAGTTATTTAACATTCATTAGTAAATATATTTTTTATTAATTTAATATAGATTAACAATTGATTCAAATTCATTTTTATTTTTAATAAACCTAAACTTAATTAATTATAAAATTTAATTATGAATAATTGTAATTTAAATCCAAGTTCAAATATTAATATAGAACAAACAGCTAATAATTCTTCCCAATCAATGGAAGAATATTTAAAGAATAAACAATTACAAGAAGATCAAGTTGATTATCAATTCATACAAAGAATTATACAAGAATTAACTCAATCTTGTGCATTACCATTACCTATTCCAGCAGCTTCTATTCCACCACTTATTATTCAAGCAGCTCAATGGTTTTGGCAAAATTGTGATTTTTGTTTAGAAGAACGTATTTATCTTCTTAAGAATTCTGAATTTAAAAGATGTTGTAATAACAAATTGATTAAATTACCACCGCAAATAATGTCGGTATTTGGTGTTTATAAAGTTAATCCAAATTATTACTATGGAGCTATGGGGGATTTCTCACTTGAACGTATGGTAATCAATAATACTGTATTAGCTAGTGGTGCTGGCGGAAGTTTATCAGATACTTATGGAAATGGTTCTGGATATAATTTATCAGATATGATGGCTGGACTTTATGAAATATCAACATTCAAATCTATGTTTGATGTTCCATTAACTTATAATTATAATGAATTTTCTAATTACTTAAATATTATCGGTGATTTAGGTCCATCTGATGTAGTTCTAAATACGATGGTCAGATGCAAAATACAAGATTTATATAAGAATTATTATTTCTTTAGATTATGTGTTTGCTTTGGGCTTAGGAGTATGGCTACGATAATGGGAGCATTCACATTTAGATTACCTGGTGGGAGTGAAATCAACTATCAAGTATTTAGAGATATGGCTAATGAAGAAATCCAAAAAATAGAAGAATGGGTACAAAAGAATCATTCAGCTGATTATTTCATAATGAGTAATACAGTTTAATATATGCAATAATGGAGAACTCGTAAGTTCTCCATTTTTATTTAATTATTCTTCAATTCTAATATATGGGAATGACCTCCAAGATGTTGATTTACTTAATGGGTGTGCATGTTGTGATGGGTGGATTTCCCACATTTGTGATGAACTATATTCTGTAGTTGTCCATAATGCATTAGAACCTAAACTAGTAAGTAAATCTACTTTACAATCTTCTGGATATCTATTTGCAATATCACTAAATAAATTAGTAAGACGTTGGAAATTATAACTTAAGAAGAATACCTCGGCAAATGCTGGTATATACCAATCACCATAATTAGTTGATTTAGTCTTATATTTATATGCACAAGCACACATTGGTGAAAATCTTAAATTAGTATTATTTATAATATTTCCTGATTCATTAAACCAATTTGATATATTATGTTCATCTATATTACCATTTTCATCCATAATACTATATTGTTCACCAAATGCTTTAATAATATTCATTGTATTTTCCCAACCATTCCAATCAGAAACAGAACTATTTTCATCTATTAAATTACTATTAAATGTATCATCATCATTCAATAGATTAACATTATATATATTTCCTGATGCTGATGCAGGATCATAATACCATCCTCTATCATTAGGAGCAGGCCATTTGAATTGTCCAGCTAAAGTTGCATCACCATAATTATTTGGATAAGAATTTTGGTAATTATGATAATCGGTTTGAGGATATATCATATTTTTAGTTAATGTATGTCCTTCATCACTATAACATATATATGGATAATTCTTTAATGTTGGTATATCAATATTATAGAATCCAAATGCTGGAACACTATTAGAACTTTGTGAACCACTATTACTAAACTTGAATTCCCCATTATTATCTTTTACCGTTGATAACATTTTAAGGCCAATGTAAATAGAATACTTTTGTTCTGGTCCAAAATATCCATTGTTCAATATCTTAATTCCAATAGGTCTCCAACCTAAAGAAGGATCAACAATTTCTTTTGATTTAAATCTTTGTCCATTTTCATTTTCATAAAGAATAGTAAAGTCAGAAATTGTATCTTTAATATCAAATGTTTCTTCTTCAATAATAGGTTCAATAATTTCAGGGTATTTAATATCTTGATATTTATCTAATATTCTATATTGTGCTATAGCATTATGTAGTATATTATTTAATCCATTAATAGTATATTGTAATTTAATATTATAATATCCTGGAGCATATAAATTATCAATATTATCATTTGTGATAATTGTCAAGTTAGTATTTGAATTAACATCATAAACACTATTAATATCATATATTCTTGATACTGTCCATTTATTATTCAAATCAATATTGAATTGATAATCATTATTATTGACTCCAACAATAACTAAATCATCTTTATTGAATTGATTATACCCATTAGCTTTCTTAATAACCATTCTATTAATTAAGAACTTATCAACACTATAATCATTATATACAATACGATATCCACCAATTATATGTTCTTTATCATGAATATTCAATAAATCAGCATCAGGATAAGATGCAATTGGGTATTGGGATATTGCTACTATATACCATTCTTTATCATCATGCATCAAATAATAATCATAAATAACATTATTTTCTTTTAATTGGTATTTGTAAGATAAATCAGAGTTAAAAAATGTTTGATATAATGATGTATAATCTGCATTAGGATCATATTGCATTTTACCATTATTTTTTAATGGAGCAGTTTGTGTGGTATTTATTTGATTTATAGAATACCAATATAAATCTACGGTAGTATGATCTACTCGGGTATTACCAAGTTTAGTATATAAATATTTGAATGCACGTCCATTATAACGATATAATGTATCAATTACTTCACCATTATTTATAATATCAAATTTGTTAATACTTCCTTCAATATCATCTAAAATTGGTAAATCATATTCAATACCTTCATAAACCATATGATAATGAATTAATAAATTATTAATATTCATAGGTTCTAAAGGTATATTATCTCTATAAAATCTTATAGTTGAATCAGGGTATTCTTCTACTATATCCCCTAAATAATTTCTCCAACCTTTGATTATATTATTTATTCCACCATTATAAGGAGACCATTCTTCCCAACTTTGGCCAATTGATAAACTATAATCTTCTAATTTTATAATATAATCTATACCACCCCATTCTTCAACATATATATCAAATATATGAATTCTATTATAATATTTAGTATTATATGGAACTTTTAAAATGTTTGAATAATATTTCTTATAGAATTCATACATCTTATGTTGATCAGGGTTATTTGTACCATCATCAGTCTCTAATAACTTATCTATAAATGTCAATAATTTATCATTATCTTCACTATCTTTACCTTTAAATAATGTATTAATTGTAACTAAATCTGGTTCATAGATAAATGAATTGAATTTTAATGGAGACAATGATCTTAATTGTTTAAATGGATAATAAACACTATCATCTTTTGTAATTTCATATTTATATTCCAATCTACCTAAATCTAGATAAATATTTGGAGTAACAATTCTAAAATCATAATTAAACCATTTATCATTTACCATTAAACTTAATCTAAAATATGCCTTTTCATAATCAATATTATTATTTAATAACCTTGGTATTAATATAAAATTCATATAATATTGATTACTATTTTGGTAATAATTAAAGTTATTATCATCTACTAAATAAATAGTTTGAATATCATATCTATCTTTAGAATCTATCCTTATATATTTATCATAATATTTAATATAATTTTCATTAGATAAATCATCAGATTCCGAAAAATCAGATTTATAGAATTTTTCTTTATAAATATATCTATCTCCTAATTTAATATAATGACCTGATGGATCTTGATTAATTGTTGTAGCTGTTAATATAAGCTTACAATTAAAATAATATTCAGAAATTTTTAAATAACGATTATCAATATAATCAGATAAATCTTGAATATCTTCATTCTTAACTATACTAAAATGAGTAGCATCAAATCTATTAGATAATTTACCAGAATTTTCTCCAATCAATTCATAGAAATAATTCATTTTAACATAATTACCATATTTATCAATGAAATAATCACCTTTATCATTTTTTGAATAAAGTTTAGAATATCTATTATATCTATTATCATATGATAATGGTTTTAAATTTTTATATCTTTCAAAACTATAAAAATTTGCATTATCATAATCATCAGTTAATTCTACTATAGTACTATTATTCTTATATTTATAGAAGTAATTTATTTTAACATATTCTCCATCAATATATAAATATAAACCATTTGATTTCTTTTCATATTCATAATCATCATATGTTATTGTAATAGGTATAGTTACACAATTTTCATTAACATAATACAAATCTTCTATATTAGATGCATTATAATTACTAAATTCATTAAATTTATCATCTATAATATGATTACTTTGCATAAATAATAGTCTATTTGTATCAGGGAATATAACACGGATATTATCTGATATTCTAGGTATATAAATTGGATTATCTACAATTGTTGTAAATCCAATCGTAGACAATTTAGTAGTATTAGCATAGACTTTATGTGCTATAGAAGCTCGATTAATATTAATATGAACAGGTAAGAAATATTGTTGATAATAATATTTAAGACAATCTAATTTAAGTGCCAATTCATTAAATATAAAATTATAATAAGGTTTATAGAATGTAATATCATCTTTAACTACTTCTACATTCTTACTAAATAAATCTTCTAATTTTGGTTTACCTTCACCAATAAAAACATTATCATAATTTTGTTGATAGTTTTCATTAATTTCTTTATTATCTAAAACTGTTAAAGATATATTATTCGTCTTATTGAAATATTTAAATGTTTCTTTAATATCATTATTAATATCAAAATAATCTAATACAAATTGATTTTGGAATTCATTATCTGTTTTTATAAGTTGACTAATGGCAATATGGTTTTTCCAACCAAACCATTTTAATGAATTCATCATTGATTTAAAATTACCAGTTTCGCCTTTAATATTCATATAATTTAAAAGCAATTCTTTTAACTTATTCTTCAATAATTTTTCATCTGCATTTTTTGAATAAAATGATGAACTATAAATAGCTTTAAGAATTTCTTTAGGTAAACGTATACCCATATTCTTACCATTTATAATTAATTCTTCACATTCATCTATAAATGTACAACCAACAGTGATTGGTGTAAATATATTTGCTAATTCATACTCTGTTGTTGTAATTGTCTTACCTTCAGTATTTTCAGCAATTTGTCTATTATCTACATCTAACCAAAAATCACGAGTTTTCCCCAAATAAACTGGTGTTTGCCTAATAGTATAACCAATAATATTACCTTTAGAATCACGATAATTATAAGGTTTCCAAATATAATTTGTTTCACCATTAATTGTTTGAGGTTCATATTGTGCATTAATTTCTAATAAGTGTTGAACATGATATTTATCTTCATTATTTACATATTGTTCATCTCCTGGATAAGTACTTTGGCAAAATTCATAATAATCAGAACCATATTCTGTTTCATCATCATCATCCATTTCTATATAACCTTCATGGTTAGTACATAAAACAGATCCACAATAGTTACACCCATCATATATTTCACCTTCAAATACATACCAACCGGCAGGAAGTTCATTCTCTAATCTATAAATATAATGGTATGAATCAGTAAACATATTACCAAATAATTGCCAATTACCATTATTATCTTGTGACAAGAAATTCCTTATACGTTTATATTGATTTGCTTGTTCTGGAGCATCTTTATCATATGCTGTTGATAGAATATTATTTGTTCTTACATATTGTACATAAGGATCTCCACTATATAATATTTCATGTTTATTAAATCCAGCATTAAGCCCTTGTGTATATTTTTCATTATTAAAACCTACATTAATTACTAATACTGGTGATGATGACTTTGTTTGAGTAGCAATATCATAACTATAAATTTTAATAGGGCTTAATGATTGTTTAATTATATAATCATAATATTCTTCACGAGTATAATGTTTAGTAATAATTTTTGAAGTTTCTTTTTGATATGTATACTTAATAGTAATATTATTTAAAAATGTACCTTCTATTTCAGAAAACCCAACAACATAAAATGGAAACATATAGAATTTATTATTAGTGGTATTTGAAGAAACTACAAGATTAATATTATCTTCATTGGAATTAGCTCCTTCAATATCAAAATAAAAATCATCTAAGGTCAACTTATCTACAAATTGAGACTTATCTAAACCTACTGGCTTAGAAATACTATCTGATTGTTCTAATTGAGATTGTAAATATTTAGGACTTATAAGTTTATAGAATTGAGAACTATTCGAAATCTCTAATGAAAAATATGATTTAATTTCATCGTTATCATCAGTATATATACTATCTTTTATAAATTTTGCATCTAATAAAAATCTAACTGGTTTAATATAATAATTATTTATTGATACTGATGAATCTTTTAACCAGAATATATAATCTCCTTCAACATATTCTAAGTTAATAGGTTTATCTTCATAAGAAGGTAAGCTAAAAATATGACCTGTACTGTCTATAAATTCCATTAAATTTACATATGTTTATTTAATAAAAATAAGACTATAAAATTATTTTTAAATATAAATTGATAATAATATTTTATGAAAAGCTTCAAACAAACATATTTTGTTGAAAATGTTAATACTATAAATGGTTTTGTTATTCTAAAACCAGAATTTCTAGATCATGAAGAAGACTTTCTAAAACTTCTTAAAAATAATGGATGGGATATTATTCAAAAACAAAAAAGAACTCTATCTAATGATGAAGCAGCAGAACTTTATAAAATGCATAAGGATAAAGATTTCTATAAGCCTTTATGCAAATATATGAGTTCTGGTGATTGTCTTTGTTGTATGTGTCATAAAGATTGTAATGATCCTATTAAAGATATGGATGCTATTAAAGACAAGGTTCGTAAGACATGGGGAAAAGATGAAATGAAAAATGGTATGCATTCATCAGATAGCTTAGATAATGTCAATCGTGAATCTAAACTTATATTTGAAAAGAAAGTTGTAGAATCTGAAAGTGATGATTTGCAAATAAAAATGGAAGCATCAGAAATCAAAACATTAGTAGAAATGTTAAAGAATGCATTAGCTGAAGAAATATTAGCTTGGTATCATTATACAATATGTGCTCCATTCTTGACAGGTAAAATGCGTCCGGATGTGGAGAAACTATTTATAGAAACTGCTAAAGATGAATTTGAAGATCATGCTTGTTGGTTAATGGAAAGACTTCGTCAATTGGGAGAAGATCCAGGAGAATTATTAGATCCAAATCAGATGAATACTATTGCAAAACATAAATATATCATGCCTTCATTTGATACTAAGAAAGCTATTCAAAATAATATTGAAGCGGAAAAGGGAGCTATAGAGACTTATACAGAATTAGAAACATTCACTAAAGACAAAGATATAGTAACACATGCTAAAATAGAAGAGATATTAGCTGATGAACAAGAACATCTTAAATTATTAAATAAATTAGCTGAAGATATAAAATGAAAAATCTAAAAGATATAATTATTGAGAAGTTAAAAATCAATTCTAATTCTAAAGTTAATAATAAATTTGACCCAGAAAGATTAACTGATCATAGATTTGTTTTATATGATTCTCAATCTTATGAAAATGAAGATGATGAAGCGGTTGATTGGAAAGATTGTGAAGATTCTTTAATGTCTTATAATGACCAAGCCGCTGGTTTTATTACATGTGATAACCCAATATCTAAAATTAAAAATTATAGTAAAGATATAAGTTTAATTGATGAGGATTTATTGTCATTAAGAGAAAGAATTATTACCGGTAAAGATCTTGGTTATGAAATTAGATATGAATATGGGCATTTAGAATTTGATTGTATTAATTCTGGTTCTAGACGTACATTCTATATTTATGGATTACCCAAAAATGCTTATGATAAAATAATTACTTGGTGGGAATCTCCAGATGAATTAGAAGGAGACACTGATGAAGAAAAATTAGCTTTCTTATTTGAAGAAGGAAATATAATAGCAATTGAAGATAAATGAAAACTTTAAAAGAAATTATTTTAATATCTAAAAAGCCATCATCTATAGATAATTATATACAAGAAAAACTCAAAATTGGATCAAAGACAAAGGTAAATATGTATACTTGTCAACCAAAAGATAAAAATGAACTTAAAAGTATAATAAAAGAACGTCTAGATAAAGATAAGAATGCTGACTTAAATGATATAGATGTATCTAAAATAAATGATATGTCTACTTTATTTAATCAATTAGATCCTCACAATATAGACTTAAGTGAATGGGATGTATCTAATGTTATTGATATGAATGAAATGTTTTTAGGATGTGATAATTTTAATTGTGATTTATCTAAATGGGATATATCAAAAGTCAAATGTATGATAAGTATGTTTAGATACTGTGAAAATTTTAATGGTGATATATCTAAATGGGATGTATCTAATGTTACTGATATGAGTAATATATTTAATAATTGTGAAAAATTTAATTGTGATTTATCTAAGTGGGATGTATCAAATGTTACTAATATGAAATGTATGTTTTTCCATTGTAATAATTTCAATTTTGACTTAAGTGAATGGGATGTATCTAATGTTACTGATATGAATGAAATGTTTTTTGGGTGTAATAATTTTAATTCAGATTTAAGTGAATGGGATGTATCTAATGTTACTAATATGAGTGATATGTTTGGTAATTGTGAAAAATTTAATTGTGATTTATCTAAGTGGGATGTATCAAATGTTACTAATATGAAATGTATGTTTTATAATTGTAATAATTTTAATTCTGACTTAAGTAATTGGGATGTTTCAAATGTTAAAAATATGTATTTTATGTTTGATGGGTGTAAATCACTAAAAAATAAACCAAGTTGGTACAAATGAAAACTTTAAAAGAAATAATCATTGAAAAATTAAAAATTTCTTCTAATTCTAAAGTTATTGGTGAATTAGATAATTTTGATAATTTTGCCAAAGAATATGATGGTGAATATTCTGAAGGAGTAATTTTATTTAATGAAGATAGTCTTTTTTATAAGAAAGCTATAGATATTATATCAAAAAGATATAGTGGATTTAAATCAAGATTAATTTGTGATAGAATAGCAGGTAATTCAATGACAAAAAAATATAGATATTATGTTTCAATATTCACATCACAAAGAATAAATGTATCATGTGTTGACAGAGGTCAGGCAAAATCAGTATCATTTATGATGATTCAAAATATGGAATCCGATAAACAAATTAAATTAACTTATGGTGTTAACGATCCTGATGAATCTATAGAGAAAACCTATGTAAATATAATACTTAATAATATCATCAATGGAAAATTTGATTAATATAATTGAAAAATTAAAAATTAGTTCAAAAACAAAAGTATCTACAGAAATAGAAATGGAAACAATAGATGATTTATGTAAAAAATATAATTGTGAATTCCATCATGATTCAACTAATGATACTTTTAATTATAATTATTTAACTCATGATAATAAACAAATAACACTTATAATTGAAGATATAATAAAATATTCATGGACAGCTTGGAAACAATTAATTCAAAATACCGAAAAATATATTGATAAATTTAATGATAACCAAAAATATCAATTAAAGATTAGAAAAAACAATGATGCTAAATTAATTGTTATTGATTGTGAAGGAAAATTAAATAATAAATATCACTTATTTGGATCTATAACATTAGCTACAAATAACAATATTTCAGAAACTATTGATAAAAAGAATGATACAAAAAATGTAGAAATGTTATTAGTTAAAATTGCGGATTATATATTAAGTATTTGGGATAAATAATATGAAAACATTAAAAGAAATTATACAAGAAAAACTCAAAATTGGTTCTAAATCAAAAATTAATCAATATCATTATTTTCCTAAAAATTATGATGAACTAAAAAATATAATTGATAAACTTATTGCTGAACGTGGAAATGAAGCTGATTTAAATGATATTGATATATCAAAAATATATAAATTAAATAGCTTATTTACCGGTAAAGATTTTAATGGTGATATATCAGAATGGGACACAAGCAATGTGGAAAGTATAGCAGCAATATTTCAACGTTCATCATTTAATGGTGATTTATCCAAATGGGATGTATCAAAAGTTAAAAATATGTCATGGGCTTTTGCAGGATCTAAATTTAATAATAATAGTATTTGTAAATGGGACACAAGCAATGTGGAAAATATGGAGGCAATGTTTAGTGCAGCAGTAGAATTTAATCAAGATTTATCTGAATGGAATGTTAGTAAGGTTGAAGACATGAATATGTTATTTAGAAAAACATCTTTTAATAAAGACATATCTAATTGGGATGTTAGTAAAGTTAAGATTATGCATGATATGTTTGCCGATTGCCCATTTAACCACAAAATAGATAATTGGAAAGTTAATAATGATTGTTCATTATATGATATGTTTTATAAATGTCCACTAAAAAAACATCCACCTAAATGGTATAAAGAAGATGAAGAAGATTAATAATTTTATAATAGAAAAACTCAAAATTGGTTCTAAATCAAAAGTAAATGAGAAAATAAAACCTGAAGATGCTGCTGCTCTTAAAAGAGAAGTTCTTAAAAAGATAATTAATAAAGAAACTGATTTTAATGATATAGATATTTCGGCAGTAAAGGATTTATCTCATTTATTTGAAGACCAAGATATTTCTGAAATTGATATATCTGAATGGGATGTATCTCATGTTGAATCTATGAGAGCTATGTTTCAAAATTGTAGGTATCTTAAAACATGTGGAGATTTAGGAAAATGGGATGTTGGAAATGTTTTAGATATGTCTTGGATGTTCAATGGGTGTCAATGTTTAAAAGATATTGGTGATTTACAAAATTGGGAGATTAATGACACGAAAATGAAATGTGCATTTCAAGGATGTAAAAGATTAAAAAGTTTAGGATATATAAAACATTGGAGGCCAAAAGAACCTAATTATGATATATTTACTGGTACTGATATACCTTATAAAGATTTACCATTTAAAAAAATATAAAACAATGGGTGGCTTTAAAGCCACCCATTTATCATAAATTAACCAAGTCTAATCCAACCGGTTCTCGATGATACATATAATTTGTCTTAATATGTTCATTAATAAACTTTGCTTTATTCTTTGCATTTACCAAATTATTATATACAAGTTTATGTACATCATGATAGAAATAACCAAATGGTTCTGGACGCATTCCCAATTCAAATCCTTCCACTGACTTTGCCATACACTTATATTGAACAAACAAGGTTCCAGTCTCCTTAATGTAACCAATTCCATCTACATTGGAATTTTCATTAATTGTCATAATTGGAAACATATGTTTATTCATTTCTATATACATATCCAAAGCTGTCTCTTCTTCTGGGTTATATTCAACAACTTTATTCTTCTTTAAAACCTTTTTATCTTTATCCATACTTTTAAATATTATTTTCGTCATAATTGCGTATTTCTTGCTTAGCTTCTTGTCTTTTCTTTTTATTCAATAAACGTCTTTCATATTTAGTCCAATAACTTTTATTATAGACTGTTCTAGTATTCTTGTACATATAAGCCCATGTGGAGTTTTGTTTTAAATCCTTCCAAGATTCGGCATCTTTCCAATGATGCTTATTTATCTTATAATATTTCTTTTCATGATCAGGTAATTCCTCTTCATTATCACATGGAATTCTTTTATCACCTAATCTATAAAATGTCTTAATTCTTTTATACCAATACTTAAGTTTTAGTTTTCTTCTTAAAGCTCTATTCATAAATTTTATCTGAATTATTTTTTAGTATAATATAAAGAACATTATCATTATCATACCAATATCTGGTCCATTTTGATTTATCCTTTATATTATCTTGAATATATTTCTTTGCTTCCTCATCATTATAAAGAAATTCCTTATCCTTCTCTTCTACTTTTACTTGTCCTTTTTTATTCAAAGTTTTAATATATCCTTTCAAATCTTCATCTGTAAATTTCTTTGGTCTACCCTTTGGGCGTCTCATTCTAGGTTGCCTAAACAAAGTCTCATCTACATATTCATATTTATATTCATGTTTACACTTAGTAATTTTATCTGCTTGATCTGAAAATTCATATAATTCTTTAATACGTGCTTTTACTTCTTCTTCATTCTTATATACTTTATCAAATTTAAAGAACTTAGTAAATTCTTTACCATTCTTAGTCCAATGTTCGTATCTACAAAAAATTGCGTAAACCATTATTTTTTTATTTAATTTATTATCTACAAATATAAAATAGAAACATTCTGTAAAAATTCAATTTTTATTTTTATATAAGTTAATTTATATATTATTTTAATGGCAAGAACAATTGGTACAAAAAAAGCTAAAGATCGTAAAGAAGAACCTGGTATTAATACTGCTGGTCAACTGGATTATTCTGAACTTATTAAAACAAGTTTAGAAAATTTTTCTGTTACCCAGGCTATGCAAATGGCTGCATTTTTTACAGGTAAAGGTACAGAAGTAAAGACAGCTAAACAAGCACAAAATAAAGCTAGCCAAGCACAACCATCTGTATTAGGTAAAACAAATTCTATTTATCAAACATTACAATCTTTACGTAATAGTATAAAAACATCATTAAGTATAAATGATAAAGGTATAGGGGGAAAAATTAAATTAATCTCTAATAAAACAGAATCAATAGAAGATTTATTTAATATCTTAAATAATAAAATTTTAATAAATCTAAATAATGAATTAATTAATCTTAATAATAAAATTGATGATGTACTTATAAAAAATACTAATAAAGATAATAATTTAAAAGATATTAAATTTCCTGAAGATATTGCCATAAATAATTTATCGGAAATAAAAATACCAGAATTTCCTAAATCAATTGATATAAACAATTTATCAGAAATAAAAATACCAGAATTTCCTGAAGATATTGCTATAAGTAATTTATCAGAAATAAAAATACCAGAATTTCCAGAATTTCCTGAATCAATTGCTATAAACAATTTATCAGATATAATACAACAGTTAGATAATAAAAATTTGGATAATATACTTAAATGTATATCTGAATTACCAAAACCAGAAATAAAAATACCAGAATTTCCAAAAGATATTGCTATAAGTAATTTATCAGAAATAAAAATACCAGAATCAATTGCTATAAACAATTTATCAGATATAATGCAGCAGTTAGATGATAAAAATTTGGACAATATACTTAAACGTATATCTGAATTACAAAATTATAATGAAAATTTATCAGAAAAGTTAACAATATCTTTAGAATCTGGGGATCGTATTCATAAAAGTTTTGAAGATACCGCAAAAAAGAATCAAGAAAATATTCAAAAAATAATAGATTCTTATACAGAACAAATTAATACATATAAAGATTATAATAAAGAAGAATTACAAAATCTAATTAATACATTTATCACCCATAGTAATCAAAATATAGAAAATATTAAGGAAGAAATTCATAAAGATAAATCCGATATTGTAAGAGGAAAACTTTTGTTAACTATTGGTGGTATTGATAATCTAACAATAGATACATTAATTAAATTCTCTGATTTGAACTTAGATAAATTAGATCAAAATGCTCAAAGTCTTATTATATTTTTTAAATCATTAAAGACATTAGAAAAATTCAATATAAAAAAATCATTAAATGTTGTATCTGATTTAGATCAATTATTATTTTCTATTACTACAAGTTTAGGAATTTTAAAATTTACTAGTATTGATGAAAGTATAATTGATAAAATACAATCATTAAATACCATATTAAATAGTTTTGATAGTCTATTTATAACATTAAAAACTTTATCAGATAAAAAAGTAGATGCTAAAAATGTGCTTAATGGCATTATTGGTATTAATGGAATACTAATGACATTAACAATTAGTGCTCCAATGTTTTTAATGGTTAATGAAATGTATGGTAAGCATAAAATAGGAAAATGGAGTATCGGTATAATAAATTTAAATGATACTACAAAAATATTTAAATCATTTGGAGAGTTATTTAAAGAATTAGATAATATTAAAACATCAAATAACATAAAACAATTAGTTGGATCATTTGGATCATTGTTCATAATGTTAGAATCAATAATGATTTTAACACCATTATTAGGATCAATTAATTTAATGTATAATTCAGAAGTTAAAAATGGAGATAAATTCGGAATTAACCTTCAAAAAACATCAGAAATATTAATAGATTTTAATAGTTTAATATTTGATGTTATTAATAATATGTCATCAATAAATAATGGTCTTAAAATACTAAAATCATTTATGGTATTTCCTTTAATTGCTGGTGGATTGAAAACATCATTATTAACAATTTCAACATTAAAATTAGGTGATTTGGATAATAAAAAATTATTTATGACATCAGTTGCATTAAAAAACATATCTATTGTTTTTGACATCATTAATAAGATGAAAACTTTAGATAAAGATGCTAAGAAAAAAATTGATGATGTTGCAAGATTATTTGGAGATCCTAAAACAAATAAAAAAGGCCAATATAATAAATATATTAATACATCATTAGTTAAAATTTTAGAAAATATCAGTAAGACGGAAATCCCAGAAAATACATCATTAACAGGAATATCTAATTTTATTACCGATATTAAAACAATTATTGATAGCTTAAATTCTATTAATATATCTAAAAATACTGATGAAATTGGAGAAAATCTAGATAATTATATTAAATTAATAGAAGAAAGTTATAAGAAGTTCCAAGAAAAATTTGACCAAATAATAGCTACTGGTGATACAGCTGAAAAGATAAAGGCGGCTAATGAAAAGATAGCTAATGCAATGGAAAGCATTGATGAAACTATCGTAAAGACATCAGCTAATGAAAAAGATATTAAGAAGTCTGTTATTGCTATGGAAGGAATTACAGAATTCATGATTAGTGCCGCATTAGTTATGTCCATTGGTGCTCTTATTGTTATGTGGGGTGGTGGTAAATTTGTTAAAGCAGCATTAGAATTTGGAATCGTTTTATCTATTTTTGAAGGATTAGTTTTATTACCTGCTTTAATGTTTTATCAACAACAAGAAAGTGCCATGAAAGGTATTGAAGGTTTTAATTCTTTCATTATTACCTGTACAATTACCATGGGTATTGGTGCATTATTTATGGCTCTTGGTGGAGGTAAATTTGTAAAGAGATCTTTAGAATTTGGAGTTTTATTATTTATGTTTGAAACATTAACAGTTATGCCAATGTTAATGTTTTTAGATCATAAAACTGATATATTTAATTCAATGGCCGACTTTTCAAAATTCGTTATTATTGCGACAATAGTAATGAGTGTTGGGTCATTGTTTGTTTCTTTAGGTGGAGGTAAATTCGTTAGAAATGCGTTGAAATTTGGTGTTGCATTAGCTGAATTTGAATTTATGGTTGTTGCACCATTCTTATTATTTAGACTTATTGGTGATAAAGCATCTGAAGGAGTAAAAGAATTTACATCATTATTAATTACAACTACAATATTGTTCTTAATAGGTTCTGGTATTATGGCATTATCTGGTGGTAAGATGGTAAAATATTCAATGATGTTTGCAGAAACATTAATGAAATTTGAAGCTATGATTATTGCTCCGTTCTTAATATTTAATTTTTTAAAGAAATCAGTATTTGATGGATTAAAAGCATTTACATCAGTTCTAATAGTTTGTACAACTACATTATTAATTGGTGCTATGTTTATGAATATGAAAGGTGGGGTTTATCAACTATCAGCAATGGAATTTGCTTGGTTATTGTTAAAATTTGAAGCTATGATTATTGCACCATTCTTGTTATTCAATATTATACAAAAACAAGTATTTAAAGGTTTAAGAGATTTTGCCGTAGTTGTATTTGTAGCAACCACAACATTATTAATTGGTGCATTATTTATGTCAATGAATAATGGAATGAATGGTTGGTATGCTATAGAATTTGCTGGTGTATTATTAATATTTGAAACAGCATTATTAGCACCAATTATGGGATTTGGTAAATTAGGTGGTAAACCTTTAAAAAATGCTAGAGAATTTGGATTATTTGTTGCATTATGTTCATTCTCATTAATTATTGGGGCTGCATTTATCAATCAATATGGGGCCGAACCTGCGGTAAAATTTGCTGTATTATTAGGAACATTTATTGGTGGAATGTCTTGGGTAGTAATGTGGCTTTCTGAAAAATTTAAAGATCGTAAAACAATTAAAAAGGCACAAGAATTTGGTATATTTGTTTTATTATGTAGTACAGCATTAATAATAGGTGCTACATTTGTAAATAAATATGGCGTTGGTCCTGTTTTAGCATTTGGAACAGTACTTGTTACCTTTGTTGGATTAATGAGTGCTGTAGTATTTGGTTTAAATAAAATGTTTGAATCCACGGGTGGTGTTGAAAAACCAATAGCATTAATGGTAGCAATGGGAACATTCTTAATGCTTGCTACAGGATCATTAGCATTAGGTGCCTGGGTAGTTGATACATATGGATGGAAAGCATTAGCATTTGTCCCATTACTCATGACATTTGTTGTTGGTGTTGGTGCTATATTTGCATTAATTGGATTACCACCATTCTTTGCATTAATCGGATTAGGAGCAATTGCCGCTACTGCTATGGGTGTTGCATTATTAGCATTAACTGGTTCAATAATGGTTGTCAACTTATTGTTTGAATTAGATCCAGGTGGTAAAAAAACAAGAAAGAATATTGAAACATTAAATAATGATGTATTGGCAGGTGGAGTAATATGGACATTTACTTTATTAGGATTGTTATCTCCATTAATTATTCCTGGTGGATTAGCCGCTATTGCTATGGGTGTAGCTATGATGGCACTTGGTGGATCTTTATTAATTATCAATACATGTGTTGATAAAGTTAAAGATACAATTTTAGGAAATATTGGAACATTATCTTTAACAATTGGAGCTATTGGACTATTAGGTCTTGAATTACTTGCAATGACAGTTCCATTAGCATTAGGTTTGCCTGGATTAGCATTATTAAATGTATTCTCATTAGGTTTAACCACATCTATATTAATGATGTATGGCTCTATAAAAGCTATGCAATCAGTTGGTGGTGATTTAACACAACAAATTGATTTAATAACTAAAAACTTACAAGCATTTATAGATATACCTAATAAAATATCTTTAGGTGGTAAAAATAGTATACCATTTTTAGGAGCTGTTTGGAATGGTGGTAAATTATTTGCACTTAATCTTATGATGAGTGATATCGCTGGTATTGTTAAAAATGCAGCCTATGCAATTAGAGAAATCCAATCATTAAAATTTAATGAAAATTTTGATCAAATTCAAAAAAAGATATTTGAAATATTAACAACAATGCCTCAATCATTTTTAGATGTATATGATGGTAAAGATGGAGGTAAAGGATTAAAAGATATAGGTCAATATAAACTTGATAGAGTAATAACATTTAGTGAGAATATTGGTAAAGTAATTGCAAGTGTTGCTGAAGGAGTTGGTAATATGGCTAAATTACAAATTCCTATTGGATGGGACAAAAATGGTAACCCAATTAGTTTTAGAAGATTAAATGATAAAGATTTTACTTTAGCTGGAGATAATGTTGCAAAAATATTGACAACAATGGCTGCTGCTCTTGGACATTTATGGAATAATGAAGTTAAAGTTAAAATTGGTGATTTTGATTATACATTAAATGGGGGATTGCAAGAATTATTAGAAGATAAGGATAGTTCATTCTTTAATATGATTTCATTTAGTAAACAAATTGGTGAAGTCATATCTGGTGTAGCTGAAGGTGTTGCATCAATGGCTAAATTGAAAATACCAACAAGTTGGGATATGAATGGTAAACCAACTGGATATAAATCATTAAAAGATAAAGACTTTATTGATGCCTCATTTAATACCCAATTGATTCTATCAACTATAATTACCTCAATGGCTGGATTATATGAAAGTCATAGAAATGATCCAGGCGGAAATATATTTGATATGGAAGACAATTGGTTTACTGAAGATAGCCCATCTCCAATTATGAAAGTTATCGAAACATCATTTAAGATTAGTGAATTGCTTGGTAATTTGGGTGGAGGAATCAAATCAATTGCAACATTACAAATACCAACAAAATGGGATAGTAATGGAAAACCTATTTGGTATGAAAAATTAAATATAACTGATTTCACCAATGCCGGACAAGCTGTTGGCCAAATTGTTACTTGTTTAATTGATGCATTAAATAAAGAAAGTTATATTAATAATGCCGATGATATTAAAAAGGTTTTAGACTCTGTTATGCCAGTTTCTGAATTAATATCAGATATGGCTGATGGAATTATTAAATTATCTTCAGGATTAGTAGCTGATGAATGGAATGATCCTAAAAATCCAGGAAAAGCAACTCATTATAAGAGATTAGAAAAAGCAGATTATGTAAGATCTGGTCAAGCAATTGCCAGAATTGTTACATGTATCACAAATGCATTAATTAAAGCATATAATGGTGAAGAAGGTAAAAATAATGGTTTAAAAAGTATATTAGAATCTGATTCATTTAAAGAAATAGTAGAATCAGTTGCTAGTACTGGTGATTTAATATCAAATATTGCTGATTCTATTATAAAAATTGGTTCTGCACAAATCCCAATATATAAAAATGGTAAGATAGATCATTATGATCCAATAAATATACCAGAAGCAAAAAACAATTTAAGGGATATTGTTAGAGAAATAATGTTAGCAACTGTTAATTCTATTATTGATGTATATAATGGAATAGATGGTAAAGATGGTCTTAAACTATTACTTAATGATGAAAATAGTCCATTCTTACAAGCAACTAAAGGAATTAATGAAATAATGCAATCAGTTTCAACTATAACTGATAGTATTATTAAATTAGGTTCTGCCCAAATCCCAGTGTATATAAATGGTAAATTAGATCATTATAAAGCAATAAGTGTTAAAGATACAGTTACAAATATCAAGGAAATATTTGAAGGAGAAAATGGAAATGGTTTATTAACTATATTATGTTCTTCAATTAAAGATATTGCTAATCAATATTTTAATCCTAATGATGAAAACAAGAATATTTCTGGAGCCGTATCATCTGTCTACAATGGAATACACCAAATAACTGAAATTATTAAAGATACATCAGATATAGTTACTAATATTGGTAATATGAAATTCCCAACTGGATTTGATAATGATGGTAAACCAACTGGGTATGATACTGTTGATAAAACAGTTATGGAAAAGGCAAAAAATAATATTGTTGAAGTAATGACATCAATATTATCTATATTTGATATTAACTCTACAGATTCTACAGATCCTAAAAAACCTAATCTAAACCGTTATTTAACAGGAGATATTATATCTGATGATAATAAAAATAAAATTATAAAGAATTTAAATAATACTAAAGATATTATTAGTTCATTATTTGTTATTATTAAAGATTTTAATACATATGGAGCTGAATTTACAAAGATTTTAAAATATAAAGGTTCTGGTATTAAAGCAGATAAAAATATTTCATTACCTATATTAAATGATGCTTATATAATTATTAATGCATTTGATGAATTTAATTCTGCATTTACAAAAGATATTGGTGAAAATCAAAATCTATCAAAAATAGCCGGTAGTATTGAATCTATTGGTTCGAATATTACAAGAATAATTACTAAGGTATCTGAAATTTCTAAAGTTATTGTTGAAAATAAATTATCAGAAATTAGTAAAAATTTTGATGGAAATTCATTAGCAACATCATTATCAACTATTATAAATGGATTTAACGTTATTTATAAAACAATAACTAGTCCGGCAAAAAGTGATAATGGAAAATATGTACTTATTGGTAGTCTAGATCAAAATACTATTAATCAAGTAGGTTTAAATATTAGTACTATTTCATCATTAGCAAACACTTTAATCGATAATTATATTAAGAATTCAGAAAAAATTGAAAATATAAATATAATTACTGGTTATGATAAGAAATTAGAAGGTATTAAAGATTTTTATGTAAAAGTAATTAGTGTTATCCAAGGTATTAATGATGAATTATTGAATAATATAAAAATACAAGTTAAAGAAGGAGATAATACTAATCAAATGATGCGTTCTATTTCAGATTTTATCTCAAGTGGTATTAACCCATTTGATTCTGAAATGTTTGATAAATTTGATCATCTAAATACTTCAATTAATGATATATATGAAACAATTGCTAGACAAGAAGATCATTCTAAATCATTTAATAAGAATACAAATGCATTACAAACTTATATAAAAGCTATCAATGGTGTTGACCTCAAGAAAGTTAGTTCATTATCAACACTTGTGGATGGATTAAATAAATTAGCTGGTCAACTTGGTAATTTAGATAGATTAACAGATACTATAGCTAATAATTTAGCAGAAGTATTAAAAGATCTTGTTGATTCACTTGATGAAGCTAAGAAAACTATTACAAGTGCACATGAATTACAAGAATTCAGAGCTAAACAAATAGATAAAGCAATTACAAATGTTAAGTCACTTATGAAAGCTCCATTAAATGTAAATATCCAATCTGCTAATCAAATGTCTAATAATGGTGGAATATCTACTACAAATGATGAAGATAAAGATAAAAACACAACTACTGTAAATGTGTATGGTGGTGATAGTGGAGGCAAGACACCTAGTGCAACAACCTCACAAAATACTGGTAAGGGATCCCGTAAAACCGTAAAATAATTAATTTATATTATGAAGAATTTCAATATATATTATGGCTACAATAAGATTAATTCAAGACCTTTAAATGAAGATGATGTTAATAATATTATGAATCAAAAGTATATTTATAAGACTATTGATAATCAAAATATTAAAATCAAAACTTCTGATGTAAAAATAATAAAATGTACAATTATTTAATATGTTTACACTAAATGCAAGACAAGACTTATTTAGATTAACTCTCCCGGATGATTTTATTGCTAAGGAGATTAATGAGAAATACTCAAAAATTATTAATGATAATAAGAGTTTTATTAGAAGACCAATAGATTTTCTTAATGAAACTATTCAATCCGTTCAAGTATTAGGGTTTATAGAAGGTACAGTTCAACAACAACAATCCGGACAAGGGAATCCTATAATAAACTATAATAGACAATTGGAAAATAATTTTATGCATACTTCAACTGACTATAATTATCGTTCAGAGAAAAACCCATTAGCATTAATTGATAAGACATTGAATATATTCTTTAGACATACATTAGGTTTTTTGAATTATTTCTTGATGTTTGAAAATTTCTTCTATCTCTATAGTCGTGATAGGAAATATAATGAAATGCCTGATCAAATACCAATTGATATAATAAATAATCGTGGAGAAATCTATTCAAGAATTATAATCATGGATCCAGTAATTAATGGTATTGATATGCTTGACTTGAACTATAATGCACCTAATGAAACTATGTCAACATTCAAAGTAGAATTCAAATATAGCAATATAGATTATCAATTTATAAATCTAGATAATGAAGAAGGAGAAGCTTAAGCTTCTCCTTTATTCATCATAAATTTC